TGCCGCCAAAGAGCGGCATGCTAACCGGACCATCTCCAATCCCAAACCCAGAGGCAACGGAAGTTGGTACAACTGCGTTTCCTGCGGAACCTCCGTTTACCGCCAGCCCTCCAGAATGAGGAAGCTTGTCAACGGCGAGGTTTTTTGCAGCCACGCTTGCCATCGCTCGCACGATTTTGGAGGCACCATCAACGGGGATGGATACAGAGTTGTTAGCGTCTCCCCGTACGCCGCTCGACTTGAGCACCGATGGATTATGGAAAACCATCTCGGGCGTAAGCTGTTGACTTCTGAGCATGTCCACCACATCAACGGGGATAAGCTCGACAACCGACTTGAGAACCTTGTCGTCCTGAGCAGTTCGGAGCATCAATCTCTGCACAACAGAAAACTCATCGACATTGAGGTCATCAAACCCCTTATCGATAAAGGATTGTCTGTTAGAAAGATTGGAAAGGAAGTCGGACTCTCTGGCTCTTTCATTGCCAGATTGCTTCGATCCCACGGACTCAAGACCGCCCACTCCCGAAGCTAGCTCGTCAATCGCTCTTTCTGTTCCCGCTTTCTCTCCCGGCGTTTTGCCTTTGATGGCTTTATTGGCTTGAGGCTCAAGGGTGATTTCCTGTTGTGGTTGAGCCAGCGGATCAGGCATGGCCTCGCGGCGCTTGCGAATCTCAGCGGCAAGCGTCTTGCGGATAGCGGGGTCTTGTGCGCTGCGGAATGCTTGGCGAAGTTCGTCAAGACTGCGCTGCTCCATTGGCACGGCGTCAGCAACGGGCGCAACTGGCGCGGTCGGCGCAACAGGTTGCGAAGCAGCGTCAACAGAAGATGCAGCCGCACGACTGAGCGGGCCTGCTGCTGGGTTGATGCCCATTGCCTCGCTGGGCTTCTGCGTCGGTGGAACTACGATAGGCGCTGCTCCAGGCTGATCGACAGGCTGGATTGCATCGTCCACGCCTTGCGGTGCGTTCAGGTTCGGGCCACCAGCAGCGGCAGCGAGCGGCGCAGGACGCGACAGAGCACCAGCAGCACCACCCATCAGGCCACCAGACAGCGTGCCCAGCACAGCGGCCTCGTCCATGCCTTCCGTGACGTTGCGATCCAATGCGATGTTGCCCAGCGCGGTTTCCGCCAGAGACTGCGGCAGTTCTTCCAACACACCTTCTGCCAGAGCACCACGGCCTGCACGGTTTGCAATGCCCAAGCCTTCGCGTGCGATGCCTTGAGTTGCACCGTTGGCAATCATCTGGTCAATGTCGCCAACACCAAGCGCCTTGCCAGCACGGGCACCTAGAGCGCCAAGGCCACCAGTCACCGCACCAGACAGCGCGGAAATGCCGGATTGCTCAGGCGTCAGAAGTCCGTCGCCGGTTTGCTGCCTGACGTTCTCAGCGAATGAACCAGCTCCGACGATGCCCTCACCAGCGGCAGCAAGACCAGCACGCCCAGCCAAAGCAGGCGCAGCAAGGCCGATACCCTTTGCCAGTGCGCCACCCGCCAGCATGGACGGAATGGACTCACCGACAGTCGTAGCGATCACGCTGGGGTTTGCCAGTGCGGCAGCGGCTTTGCCGCTCAGTCCTTCGGCTTGCTGAAAAGCCTTCTTCCCGCTTTGGACCTTATCGCTGTAGAACGTGTCGGCAATCTGATTGGCGTCCTTGAATCGAACACCAACGTCTTCAAGAGCCTTGCCAGCGCGGCCACCTGTCACGATGTCAGCAAGGCCAACAGCGGCTTGAGGTACGGCCATAGCGCCCTTGAGCAAGACAGTGCCAGCATCACCGGCAAAGTCTTTCAGGCTATAGCCCTTTGGCTTTTCAGGCGCTGAAAACGTGCCTGACTCCCAATCAGGTTCGGCTGAACCAGCGGGGTTGGAGAAAGCGCCTTTTTCCCAGTCGATGTCTTGTGCCATTCCAGCAGTCTGCGGAACAGACGCCGAATGGTCGAACCCTACAAGGGCGGCTGGTGCTAGACTGCGCCGAAACAGGAGGTCACATGGACATCATCACCAAGGTTTGGAACGGCGAAGCGGGACTAGCTCGCACCTATTGGCTGTTCGGCGGGCTGGTCGGGTTCTTCTTCTGGCTGCTGATCGGCTCAGTCCGTCCCGGTAGTGGTGCCGCTGTTCTGGCTGGCGCGGCGCTCGGAGCCTTCCTGTTTTGGGTGAACACCGGAATCTGGCGGGCATCCAAGAAGTACGAAGGCCCGTCCATGTGGGCCGGAATCGCCCGCGCCGCTGCTGCGCTTGGCTTTGTGATGGCTGTTGCCGTGACTGGCGGCGTCCTGTACGCGGTGGCTACAGGCTCGTGGCAGCAACCGGAAGTGATTGACTGGGAGAAAGGCGTTTACTCGCCCCCTCCGTCAAATCACTGAGGAATCCACTTTGTGCCATCCCACACAGCCGTCTTGCCGTTGACGGTTGATGTGGCACCAACTGGGCGTTGGTTGGGCGGCGGCATGGCAGTAGCGGCCTTCTGTTGACCAACCTGCACAGGTTGGCCGGTGCGCTTGTTGACGATCAGATCAGGCTGCTTGGTGATGTTGCCTTGGGCGTCCACAGTCTGTCCGCCAGCAACCGCCATGTACTCATCCTGAGTCGTCTTGCCTGACAGAGCATTGATCTTCGCTGCTGCGGCTGCTTGTTCTTCGGGAGTCTTGGCGTTCAGGTAGGCAGTACGCAGATCGGCAAGCTGTTTGGCTGCTCCAGTCTCCACACCCATTGCCTCACGCTTGGCGGCGTTCACTAGGCTGTTGTCCTCAAGCTCGCGGGACTTCAACGCACGATCAGCCGAAGAATCACCCAGCCGCGCCATCAGTTCAGTGCTTCGCATCTGGCGGTCTGCTGCGGATTCCTGACCACGCTGGGCAAGGCCTTGGCGCTCAAGATCAAGCTTCGGTGCGTCCGTCTGCTGTTGCAACAGCGCAGCCAGAGCCTTGCCAGAACCCGGTTTCATCTGCTGCACGTCCATCATCGCGTTTCGTTGGGCAATGCGGTTCTTGTCCAGCAGTCCATAGCCTCCAGTGTCTGCACCGATGTACAAGCCACCACCGGGCTGTGCTTGCTCTTGCTGCACAGGATTGGATTGGTAGCGTGCTGCCAGCGCATCAGCAGCAGCCATGTTCTGTGCGCTCACTGGGGCAGGCCGTGCGCCTTCCGTTGCTCCGGCTGCGGTGTCGCTAAAGCTGTTGCCTTGGCGGAATATGCCGGGGGCGATCTGGCGCACCAGAGGATTCGATGCGGCCTGACTTGCGGCAGGTTGAGTGGCCTGAGTCGTCGGCGTCATCGGGCCACGGCCAGCACCAGCCGTCAAAGGCATGAAAGGCGTCGCAGCAGTGGCGGGCTTAGGTTGAGCGGCATTGACCAGCGGATTCGATACCTGACCGATAGGCGTTGCATCACCAGTGGCAAACGTCTTGAGGGCCTGAGCAGCAGGATCTAGAACAGCCTTGGCACCAGTACCAACATCGTCAAGAAAGCCGATCAGAGGTGCTCCAGCCGTTCGCAAGCTCTGGCCAACAGCAGCACCAGTGCCACCCGTCTTCTGCGCGTCGGCAATGTCCATGCTGCGCTGATTCAGCGCCATTGAGGTGTTCGGGAATGCGCGTTGAAACAGTCCAGGCGCAGGAGGTTGAACACCAGCCCTCTTGAGCATGTCTTGTTTGCGCAGTTCGTCCAGCGAGGCCATTTCAATCTCCCAACATCATGCAATCGGTGCGGCGTTCATGCGCTCGCCATAACGGGACCATGCTTCATTTCTTCCGCTGGCCTTCCGTCCAAACTCAGCCTCGAAACGGGCCAGAGCTTTTGCAGCCTTGACCTCGTTGAAAATCTCTTGATCCTCGCGGGAGTGAGCGCGGTACAGCGCCCAGTCCACCAGTGCAGGGTGAAGCTCTGCGCGAATCTCCGGCGTGTCAGGATCGTTCATCAGCTTGTCAATCGCCAGTCTTTGCACGGTCAGCTTGATTGATCCAGAAGCAGCAGGACGCGGCCACAGGTTCAGCATGCCTGTGTCTTCACCCTCGATCAGGTGCGTTGGGGTTGTGCGGCCCACGTCATCGCGCCACTCAGGAAACATCTCGTCCATCATGTCGCTGGTCACGACTCGCGCAGTCTTGCCATTAACGCGGGCCGACTTGATGCGGACAATCCGAGAGTCAAGCTCAACCGACTCATCATCAGCAGCAAACGCCACAGTACAGAATTCAGCGGTAGACGAACGAAGAAGCTCACCACGGCGGCAAGCTTCGTCCTGTGCTTCGTTCAGGTAGATCGTCAGCAGCTCATCAGAGCAGAAGTACGGTTCAGCGTTGTCGAACGACTGAGCGCGGTAGAGGACGATCAACTCTTCCAGTGTCATGGTTACACCGGCTCAGTGAGGATTTGCTTGAGCCAGCCTGCGCCCTTCGGGTTCGGGTCTTGAATCACGCTGAACGGAAAGCGCAGCGAGTGGCGGCGGGTCAGCACGTTGAACGAAACCTCACCTTGGCTGTCATCCAGTGCTTGGTTGAAGTCGGTCTTCTTGCAGCGGGCAAGTCGCTCGACGTACTTGCGCTTGACCGTGATCGGCTCGTCACGCTTGATGAACTGGGTCACGCCATTGACGGCCACTTGCACCAGAGGAATTTCGTTCGGGTCGCCAGAGGACATCACAAGAATCGTCACCGGCTCTTCCATGAAAGCCAGCTTTTCGGCCTTGGAAACATCCTTGACCACTTCGATCACGTCTGTATCACCACGGCCAATTTCGCCGATGGTCACAGGGTTGGCGTTGCCAAGGTATTCGGTCGTCGTGTCTACAAGGGGTTTACGGCCACGGGTCATGCGTTGTTCTCCAGTTGTTGAAAATGCCCCGGAGTTACCCGGGGCTGCGCCATCAGTTCGATGCTTCGTAGTAGCAGGTCTTGGACGCCAGGACAGCGGCCAGGGTGGCGTTTTGCAGCACGCGGAAGCCCTTGTCATCGACGGTGATACCGCCGTTGGAGGTTTCCAGCGTGCGGGTGCCAGCAGCAGCGGTTTTCAGACAGGTGTTCGCGGCCATGCCTTCAAACCATTCCACTTCCACGCGGTCGGTCAGGTTCACCCAGCGCACGTACTTGGGCTTGAAGCCGGTCGTAATGGCGGTGCTGTCCGTCGCGGTGATGGCGGTGGCGTCATAGACCACGCTGCCACGGGCGGTGCCGGGATAGTCTTGACGGGTCGAAGAGGTGCGGGTTTGACCAGCGGTGTTGTCAGCCATGATTCACTCCTTAAGCGGTGGTGTTCAGAGTCACCGCCGTTGCGGTGGTGTCGGTAGCAATGGTCGCGTTCGCGTTGTAGTCAGCGATGAGCTGGTTGAGCGAAGTGCGAAGGGCGTTCAGGTCGGTGCGCACGGAGCCGATCAGAGCGGCAAGCTCGCGGGCCTCTGCGGAACTGAACGGAGCGGCGTTGAGCCGTTGGGTGATGGATTCGGGCATGGTTGTTTCTCCTTGAAGAAGAGGGGCCGAAGCCCCTCGTCAATTACAGGGCGGTCACACCAGCCTCGACCACAGCCATCCAACCCTCGTTCAGAAGGGTGGCGTTCATGTAGAACTTGGCACCCACATAGCCACGCTGGCCCAGCGGGTCGCTCTTGTCCTTCGTGCCCGGGGGAATGTAGGTCGGGTCCAGAGCATCCGAGCCACGCAGAGCCACCTGACCCCAAGCGTCCTCACCGCACATGATGAACGGGTACACGTCGATGTTGGTGGTGCCAGACAGGCCGGTAGAGCCGATCAGAGCACCAGCGGCGGCGTAGGGAGCCAGCTCAGGCGAGGTGATGAAGCGGAAGTTCTCGCACGAACCGATTTCCATCGGGCTGATGGGCTTGCGGGTGCCGTACTCGGCAACGTGCTTGAAGCCAGCCAGATCGCGGATATCGGCCTCAGCATCCGAGTGCACGAACACCAGATACGAAGCTTCAACAGCTTGCGTGCCGATGTTGGCGCTGGGAGCCAGAATGCCGGTCACGCGCTTGGCATGGTTGGCTTGCAGGTTGCGCGAGACACGGCGCAGCATGGACAGAGTGATCTTCTCGTCCACGGTAGCGCGCGAGGTGCCGCCAGCGTAGTTCACGTTGGCGCAAGCCTTCACAACACCGTAGCGGATCATTTCGCGCACCAGAGCAACGCGCTCACCGCACTGCTTCTTCATCTCGGCGGGAACGTCATCCTCGTAGGTGTCGGCCACCACGTCCGTGAGCTGGTACAGGCAACCGTACTGGTTCAGGGTGACGGTGATGTCCTGCGGAACCAGCGAATCAGCGCTGGGCGTGACACCTTCGCTCAGGATGTGAGCGGCGGGGTCAGCAGCCGGGCGGTTGATGGTGTTGAAGTTCGTCGCGGCTGCGCCATAGGGCAGATAGCGGCGATACACAACGGTCTTGCCGTTGTTCTTCGGGATCGCACGTTGCATGCCGGTCATACCCAGCACTTCGGCGGCGACTGCGTGACCAAGGATTTCACCCTTGAGTTTGTTGATCCGCCCAGCGGGGGATGCGTATTCAAATTGAGCCATGATTGAGTCCTTCTGCCCTTAGCGGGCGAATACCGACTTGAAGCCGGCCTGAAATGCGTCTTCGGGAGTCGGTGCGGTCTTCGGCTTCCCTGCGCTGCCCTGCGGCGTCATGGCTTGTTCAAGCCGCTGATTTGCCGATTGGCTGCGCTGGCCCTTCTTGGCTTGCCATGCGTCGTAGCCACTCAGAATTCCTCCCAGCGATTCGGCAGTGGTTGCCGTCTGGTAAGCATTCCGAACGTCATCGCCCGACGCTGCAAGCCACAGGTTGAAGTCCTGCGACTGCACTTTTTCCCGCCATCCTTTGTGCAGGTGGTCCATCAGTGCCAACTGAATCAGTTCTGCCGATGCGCCCTGCTCTTGCACGGGCTCAGGCTGTTGTGCCTGCGGCTGAACCTCTTCCTTCGGTTCCTTCTGTCCCATCTGCGAGCGAACCCAGCCAACGATGTCGGGGTAGTCCTCTTCAACGTGCGAGAGGTCCGGTTGCTCAGACTTCGGCTGTTGTGCCGGAGCCGGGGCTTTGGCTACCTCTTGCAATCTGCCGTTCAACTCACCGATCTTTCCGTGAGCCTTACGTACAAGCGTTTCGAGTTCATCCACCTTCGCAGCGCGAGCAAGCAAGTTCTTGAGTTCGTCTTCCGTGAAACCTGCGAACCGCTGGGGTTCTTCCTTCGGCTGTTCTGCCGATTCGGCGGGCTGTTGGGCCTGCTCAGGTTCTGCTGCTTTTGGCTCGTCCTTCTGTTCCTGCTTGTCCTCGGCCACAGGTGCGGCGGGGGGCTCAGTTCCATTCGATCCGGCAAAGCCAGCCAGGAAATCGCTCTCGTCACTCGTCTGCTGTTCGCTCATGTTTCCTTCCGTTCGCTAAGGTCAGTAGGTCGGCCCACTGTCGTCAGCCTCAATCACCGGGTCTTTGGTAAGAGCCAGTAGGTCTTTCAGTTCCCCGATCCGTCCACGTAATGCCGCCGTTTGAATGGCGTCATGTGCCATTGAGTCGTTCTTACTTCGGGTCTTTTCCAGACGCTCAGTAGCCCACGACTCAATAAACCTCCATGTCTCGGACCTTGGGTCTATATGCAGATTCAAGATTGCCGTTCCTTTGAATTTGTGGCGAACCCTACAAGGGGAAATCAGTTATCCCCGCCACCTTCAATGCCCTCATTCATCCCTGTAGCCGGGTTGGCTGGGGTGAGCGGGTTTTGATTAGCCTCTGGTGGAATGGCTGGCACTCCCTCGATCTGAGGGATTGCAGGGGCCATGTCCTTGTCCTCACCTCCGGCAGACTTCCACATGGCATCAGCAGCAGGAGCGAGCATCGGAGCCATGGCGATGTTCTTGGCTGCTTCGGTAGCGCTGAACATCCCTTCCACGTTCTTCGTGGCGGTCTTGGCCTTGACTTCTTCCGTCTGAGCGGCAATGAGTCCTGCCTTGGCTTCCTCGACTGGATTTGCCTGAGGCTGCATGGCTGCTTTCTCGTCCGGCGTGTACTGGATGGACTTCGGGTCCAGTCGCTGGCCCTTGATGAGTTCCTTTGCCAGTTTGGCCGGGTTGATGTCGTAGGCCGGATTGACCGAAGCCGACAGCATCTGCATCAGGAACTGCTGTTGTGCATCACGCTCGACCAGGGCAGAAGATGCGCGGACCTCAATCTCAAAGTCGCCCTTGATTGAGTCGTCATCGCTGTACTGCATCATCCAGTCGAAGTAGCGCTTGATGTGCGGACGGGTCACGTAGTCATCAAAGCGCTTTGCAAGTCGGCGCAGAACGCTGGTGGCGTTGTTGTTCTGCATCTGCATGCCACCGAGAGTGTTCGGAGCGTCACCCCGGATGCCTTGGAGCATCGCGGGCATGCCGGTAACGTCCTCGGCCATCTTCAAGGCGAAGTTGATGATGTTCATCATCTGCGGCTGGACTGATGGAACAGTGAACCAATTCACGGCAGTTCTAGCGTCTTGGACCGTGGCGTCGGCCTCAAGCTTCCATTCACGCCTGCCGGAGCCTCGGCGGCCAAGCGGTGTTACACCGTTCCCGTACACCACGTCTGGAACTGCCGATTCACCCGCGTTGTCCATCATGGCCCGCACAGAGCCATTCAGAATCCGCTGAACGGTGCGCATCTGGCGAGCAATGCCCATACCCCACGGCATGCCAGGGCGGTACTGCCACGCCAGCACGTCATATGGGAACTCCCCTGAGTCGATGGCAGACAGCGTGACTTTGACCAGCCGGTCATTCACCAGCACCGCCATTGCAGGGAGCTTGTCTTCCTCGGAGTCGAACTCCACGCCCAATTCTTTGAGTTGTTCGGCGTCACAGTTCCCGTGAAACACCCACATTTCAAACTGGTCTTCCGACTTCTTTCCGGTGGCTTCGGTCGCATCGCGGGCGGAAGTAAGGCTAGGGCCTTCCTTGATCGCTTTCACCAGTTCATCACGGTCATAGCCCGGCATCAGGATCATTTCCTTGATCTGCCGCGTGCTCAGGAACTCACGTTCCCATATGTAAGAACCGTTGTGAATCGAGTCGCCACAGGAAGGATCAGGAAACAGGTTCCACGGGTCGATTCGCTTGGAGCCTGGGCGAATCTCGTCAATGCTGATGCGGCTCACCATGCCCATCTCGTCGCGCTGGGCCACCTTGAACGAACGTCGAACAGGGAACGGGCCTTTGATGACGCCAGATCCGATACGCGCTGAGTCCTCAATCAGTCGGCGCAACTCACCATGAAACGACGACTCAACCAAGTGGTCGTCAATCTGGCGCTGCATGGCCTCTGCGGATTCCTTGGCCTCGTGCATCGTGGCCTCGATGGCATTTTTAGCCTTCTCTGGTCCTCCAAGTCTCACAATGTCAGCGGCATTCAGGCGAGGGATAGGAGTCGGCTTAAGCAACCATGCACGGTCATCTGTAGGCAAGAGCATGTCGCTGATGCGCGCACTCGCTGCGTCCACATACGGGCGCGTGATGTTCAGGAACACCACAGAGCGAGTCGGAGCATTGCCGTTGTTCTGCCCTGTCTCTGCCCAGCGCTTGGGCTGCGTCATCTGCCAAGTGTTCTGATACTGGCGGTTGGCATCGTCAATGCCCTGGTAGTGCTCTTCATCCTCCTGCCATTCAATCTCGATGCCAGAAGCAGCACGTCCACCTACTGCCTCGTTTCGTTTGGCAAGCAGGTTTTGCAGGAACAGCGCCCGCAATCCAACGTCCTGCACGTCCTCGGTTTGGTCTTGTTGTTCCATGTTCAATATCCAATCTCAGGGTCTAGTGCGTGCCAGACTTGTTGCGCAACTGGTTGTGTCTTGTTGGCCGTCCACATGTCCTCTGCCGCCATGGAGACATAGCGAAAGCAGTCAGCGCCGTGGCTGTACTCGTCGTGGAGCGGCCCCATGGGCTCGTTTGTGCGCGAATTGACCAGCCGCTGATAGCGCTTCAAGCACTCCAGCAGTCGGGCTGTTTTGTTCTTGTCGAAGTACGTGCGCGGGAACATCATTCGGGCCGCTTTGATGCCTTCTTCTACGTCCAAAGCAGCAAGGCACTTGACCTTCTTGCGCCCCATGCCCTTGAGGTGCATTTCAGTGCTCTTGCCGGTCTTGAAGTCCTTGGTAGCTCCGTCGTGAGGCAGGTAGTCCGTTCCCCAGCGATAGGAGCGCTTTTCCAGCTCGTTGACGTACCAATCAAGGGTGCGGTGGCTGTCCTCGATGTAGTCAATGATCCGAACGTCTTGCGGTCCAACCTGAACCATGGCGATGGTCATGGCGTCGTTCCAACCCAAGTCCCAAACCGTATGAACGGGTAGGCGCGGGTCGTATGGAACGTTGGTTGCCCGGTTGTCCCGGTAAAGCGCTTCAACCTCGTGCCGGTAGATCGCCCCAGCAGCTACACGGCGGGCCTTTCCTTCCCAAATGTGTTCGTAGTCTTCGGCCAGCATGGAGCGCTGTGCCTTCTCGCGTTCGTCGTTCAGGACAGTAGGAAACCACGGGTTGTCACGCCAATTGATTTCACAAACCCATGTGTCGTCCGATGGCGTGGAGATGAACCGTTGATAGGTTTCATCCGTCTCCATGTCCGGGTTCAGGGTCATCCAGATTTCGGAACCCTCTTTGCGGATCGTCGGGACCAGAACATCCCAGCTCTTCTTAGACACGCCATGGGCTTCTTCCACCCACACAATGTCAACGCCCTCAAACGACTTGATGGAGTCAACCGTGTGCGATTGAAGGCCCGTGAACAGGAAGACAGACCCGTTGTTGCAACGAATCTCGGTTTCCAGCACGTCAAATTCGGAATCCAGCCCCAGCGCTGTGATCTGGTCTTTCAGCAGCCGGTGAACAGAGTCCTTCATGGACTTCTGAATCTCACGGGCACAGAGAATCCGAGTTGTGTCGTTGACCGCCTGGAGGATTAATGCGCGAGCAACCGCCCACGACTTACCGCCACCACGGCCACCGTGCATGACCTTGTACCGCTTCGGGCGGAACAACGGGCGAAGCTTGGCCGGGAACTGCGCTCTGGTTGCCGGGCTCTCTTCCACGGCTTCCATCACTTCACCTTCGCATCAACGAACTCAAGGACGACGCGCTTTTGTGGCTTGTCGCTCACATCGGCGGACTCTTCATCCAGTCCATATGCCTTGCGCTCTGCCTCAATTACGATCTTTGCCGTCCTGGCAGATGCTTCCAATGCACTGACGTAAGTGGCCGCTTCCTTGATATCCGAAATAGTGTCGGACAACTGGATTAGCTTGTCCCGTGCTGCATCAGCATCAGCATTCAGGCGCTCAAGCCTTCCACGATGGCGAAGGATTACCGATTTATTAAGCTCGGCAGCCGCCAAAATCACACCTGTGACCTTGGAGTGACCCTCTGTGATTTGGCTTGTGATGTGCTCTTGGATCAGTAGAGCGTTTGTAGCGGCCCTAACCTGCGGCTCTAGGTCCTGAGCCCAGCGGGTGCTATCTGCCGCCTGATCCTTCTTCCTACGGCGGACAATCGCCTCTCGGGTTACGCCGTACTTGGCGGACAGCTCACCATCGGTGAACTTCCCAGTCCGGTAATCCCGCTCTACAGCGTCCCAATCGACCTTCCTGCGGGTTCCTTCGGTCGCGCTATCGCCTTTCGCCGTATCGGCGTCGTTTTTCGGGCGAGGTTGGGCCTTGGTTTTTGCCATGCCCAAGAGTGTCAATTGGGCAGGCTGTTATTGCGAACCCTACAAGGGGACACTAGATTTTCAGACTATCGCAGCCGCAGGACTTCGTTTTTCCAGACAGTAGGCGGTCAGTTCTTACGCGAGCTTTAACTCCACACTCGCACAGGCACAGCATGTACCTATCCGATCTATCGGATGGCAGCCGCTCAGTATGCGAATACTCCAAGTAGGTAAGACGGCCAAATATGTCCCCCGGCTTGAGTTCTCGCTTTTGGGCATTCTGAGTCTTGTTGTTGTAGTAAAACGTCGCCTTTCGCTTCATCGCCCTCCGCAGAAAAACGATGTCATATATCTCTTGATCGGAAATCGTTATTTCTTGATCCCCGATTGAGACTAGCATTGAGTCAGAGTCGTTCACCTCTTTGACTGAGACGAGGCGATCCATCCTCACACCTCAATAGTCAGTTGACGCGGGTCTTTCTCTTCCATCTCGATAGCAAGCTGGTCGGGTTGCCTGTTGACAACCTTGGTCATCATGGCTTCGAGTGCCTTGGCCTTGCGCTCTGCCTTTGTCATGCGCTCGTGGAGCATCATCACAGTATGGTTGTAGGCAGCAGCAGCAGCACGTTGGTTGACGCCTGCAAAGTATGGTGACACCAAATCAATCTCCCTTGGGGTAAGAATCACACACTGATCGCCTACTTCGACCACCACGGAGCCGTCAGGCAGGGGGGAAACGCTGCACGCCCTGGCAGGCTTGTGGTTCACCTTGAGTCTGTAGACGCCACGCTCAAGGCTCCAGATTTCCTCACGTTCTTTCAGCTCCTTGATGCAGTCAGCCACCGTGACGTATTTCAGGCCGGTGTGCCTGATGATGGCCTCTGCTGTCACCTCAACATCCGCCTCGTGCAGAGACATGATGGCTTCCAGAACTACGATACGGCTGCTTGTGCGTTCTACTTTGGGCGTCGTCATGGGCTTCCTTTCAGGCTGCGAGGGTTTTCGCAAGGTCAATGGTGTTGTGACCACTCTTGACACGGGCAGCAGTCAATCGAATGGCGTCTTCGTACTGTCTGCGGGGGATGCTGGATCGCTGGAGGTCGTGCCACTCCACAACATCCCTCAGGGCCTGGATGGCTGGGCCGCTCAACCCCATCTTTCCGGTGTTCTGGAATCGGCGGGCGGCTTCAATCAGCCCTTCCTCTGCCTTGTGGCAGTCCGGCATTGCCTCAGGCCCGATGTTCATTCCGGCGAGGGTTTGGGTCAAGTTGTTCAGGTTCACCATGTCAGACCACTCCCGCATCGTTGCGGCCCCATGAATGAATGCGTCCAGGCTTGCATATTCAGCAGTCAGAAGCTTGTCCAATGCTTCCCGTGGCGTGATTGCAGCACCTTGCATGGCGTACTCAATCGGATTGACCCGTGCCCAGACCTTGCGAATACAGCGTTTGCGGCTCATGCCAGAAGCCCCTTCGATTTGATTGCGAAAGCGTCCATTGCGCCGGGTCTGTGAACATTGTTCATGTATGACAAGCTCAATGCGCCCTTCATGGTTCCCGTCAGAACCGGCGTTTCACGAACTACGGGCTTCGGCTTCGGTGGCCTTTTACACCACATTGCGTGTCCATCAATGGATTTCTTGGCGATAAGACCGGCACGCTCCATTTTATTCAATGCGTTGTATGCTTTTTCCCTCGTCCACCCAAAAACTTCACCGACTTTTGCCGCGCTCATGTCTTTCTTGGCAAGCATGGAGATGATTTTTTCGCGCTCGGGGCTTGCGTTACGGATAAATTCTGACTTGTTCATTTCTTGTGCTTGCAGTTGATGCACTTAGGGTCTTGCTGGCCTAGTGCGGTTTTGGTGTATTGGCAATCCGTGGTCATTGCGTGAGGTACTTTGACCATCCTTGGCAATCGGCTGTCTGAATCCGGCTTGCTGGATGTGTAGCCGTCTTGGGCCATGTGGTGGGGTGCGTAATCTGGTCTGTCAAAGCATCCGTAACTCAACGCTCAACCCCTTCCAGCCTGTCCGCTACTAGCTTTGCGTATCCGGCTATGTCGATCCAACTATCTGCATAGTCAGGATCGCCGTTCACAATGCGGCCAATCTTGTGCGCGATCATTTCGAGGGCTTCGACCTGATCTGCCGTGAACTTGTCCCGCGCCTTGGTCTTGAAAATCGCTTGTTTGATGTCCTGCGTGATTTCGGCATGCTTGGAAAACAAGCCATATCGCTGGCCTCGTTGCTCTAGTACGGTTGTCACATCTGTTGTCATTCAATCCACCTTCGTAAGTTTTCTTGCTTCCGCCCTGTAGTGACGGGCCAACTCTTCCAATCCCTCTCGTGTGTACTTTCTTGTTGTCTGGTCAGACTCGATCAGCTCAACAGCACGGATTCCGATGCGTTCAATCAACCCTTTGCGGTACTCGACGTGGTTTCCGCCTAGGTAGTTGTTGCAATACTTTCTCTGTCCATGAACGTTGTCTTCAACAAACCTCATGTGCGGAGCGCTCCCAACCGAGCGAAAATGTCCGGCATCGAAGCTGTTTGGCTCCGTCCCTAGCGGCTGTCCGCAGCAAATGCACGGCTTGCCAGCATCACGCGCACGGATGAATGCGTTAAACGCCGCCTGGGCTTTCTTGACCAGTTGCGGGTATGTCTCCATCGCCTTGAGCTTTTCGCGCGTCCTGGCCTTGTCCTGAGCTACTTCCTTTGCTTTTTTCTTGTCTGCCAGTGCGTGAGCATGGGAAACAGCGCAGGTAGGGCTGCAAACTTTTTGCAATGGACGGGCCTTGACATACTCGCAGCGGCAGACTTTGCAGATTGAAGGCTTCATGCGGCCTCCAGTTGTCGCCGTGTGGTGACAATTTCGCCGGTTTCTGGATCGGTAATCGTTGACCACTCAGGCAGATCAACGCCACGGTCTGCACCGGTCGCGTACAGAAACTCGATCCAGTCCGAAAACTGCTTCTTGTTGAACTTGCTGGTACGCCGGCCAAGCATCACAACGCCGCCATTCAGGCCCATAGCTAGGCGCATGGTTTCTCCATAAAAAGCCGCTGTAAGAACGTCTTTCCACTCATCCGGCGTCATATTCACCATGGAACCATTGACAGGCCATTTCAGTTGCTTGCTGAACGCTGTCAAAAGCGGCCACATCAGCCGGTTCTGAGCCTGCGTTCTGGTTTCTGGCTTGATCGTGAGAATCCAGCGATGACCGCCTTGCAATACTGCTTGCAGGAACGGGTAAAGCTGGCCCTTAATTGCAGCCCATGCTTGAACACGGTTGTGCAGTTCAATAGTCAGGGCTTCGGTCATTGCTTCACCCTCTCCAGAAAATCGTTTTTGAACCCAGCAAACCCCGGCATACCGTCAATCTCTTGGACCCGCTGCCAGACATAGGCTTTCCAGCCTTCTGACTTTGATAGCTCGATCAATTGGTTCATGCTCTTTTCGTATTCGTCTGGTTTTTCACGCACGACGGTAGTCACGTTCATTAAGCAAGTAGCGTTCAAAGTTCGCAGCCATTTCGCAGGCTTCCCGACTTCCGATGTGGATCGGGTGGTAGTCGTTTATTTCCCTGTCCTCATGAAACGCACGAACGTTCTTCTTGAACAGATCGGATGCTGGCTCGATGTGAAAACAGTTTTGTTGCTTGCTCCAAAGGAGCGCCCATGTTTCAGTGCTCATACGTCATCCGTGTAGGATCGGCGCGGCTTTGCCGCTGCTCCGAATTCGCGGCTGTCTGCCACGGTTTCAACAAATCGTTGGTACTTACCTGTAAATGCAAGCTTCACGAAACCCTTTTTCCCGCCCCGGTTCTTCGCCACTTCGGCATGGACCAGAACATCCCCGCTCTCGCGCGTTCCATCTGCGCTCAAAAGAATCACCGTGTCGGCGTCTTCCTCAATAGCGCCTGATTCCTTTAGGTCGGCCAGTGTCGGCTTACCGTTCACACGCTTTTCAACCTCGCGGTTAAGCTGGGAAAGAATCACCGTGGTAATACCGAGCTGCTTTGCAAGCACCTTCAGACCACGGCTGATTTCCTCGATCTGGTGGTGCCTGCTCGCCTTTGAGTCACTTGGGGTGCATAGTTGCAGGTAATCGACAACTAGCAACTTGATGTCATGTTCACGTTTGAGCTTTCTGGCCTTGGCTTGAATGTCTCCCAACGTCAGCCCAGGCTGGTCGTCGATGTACAGAGGCAGGCGTCCAATCTGCTCGATTGCCTCTGCCACGCAAGCCCACTCGCTATCTGACAGTTTTCCAGTTCCGAATCCATCAAGCGCAACGCTTCCGATTCGCGCAGCTAGTCGATCAACAAGCTCGGTCGATTCCATCTCCTGAGACAAAAATCCTGCACCGAATCCTTCTGCCGCAACGGCATACGCAAACTCCATCGCAAGAGCGGACTTGCCGACGGACGGGCGAGCGGCAAGCACGATCTGCTTCCCTGGCTTAAACCCTCCACCTAGGAGGTTGTCCAGTGTCGGGATGCGCGTGCGGATTCCTGGCTGCTTTGATCCTTCCGCCAAGTCGTTGAGGCGGTCAATCAGGCTCACCACAAACTCGCTCACCGGCTTTGGTTCGCGGGTCACACGCTGGGCCGTCAGTTGCTGGAATGCGTTCTGGCATTGATCCAGCCTCTCAGACGCACTTAAACCGGGCTTCACGGCGATTTCACGGGCCTTGTCTGCCGCCCCCATCAACCCACGAATCAAAGCCCTCTCAGCCACGATTTCGGCGTATCGCGTCAGGCTCGCATTGCTGGGCGCGTACTGCGCGATGTCGTTCAGGTCGAAAAGGGTCAGTTCGCCAATGGTTCCGGCTTGCTGCATAGCCTCAAACACCGTCACAGTGTCAACCGGCTTGCACGCCATCACCATCGAAGCGATTGCGGTATAGATCGCCCTGTGCCGAAGATCGTTGAACATCTCCGGCAGTACGATTGATCCAATCTGGTCGAAACGGTTTGCGTCCATCAGCAATGCGCTGATGACGGATGCCTCTGCCTCGAAAGACCACGGCAACAGAATGTCGTCAGTCCGCATGCTCGGCCTCCTGCTGCTTGTGCTTTGCATCCAACACGGCTTTGCACGTCAATCCGGTGGTCGTCCATTGAATGCCGTCATCACCGACGAACCAGACCTTGAACCAGTTGTCTTTGACTGCGGTTCCGAAAACATCTGCCCACTTCGTGTACAGCTTGCCCTTTCCCTTTTCGCCTTCTGTGTAGCGTTCGCGGAACTTGACCCAGGCGATTTGCAGCATTTCGCCGGTTATCCCGGCATCGTCAGCCCAGCCACGGATGTAGTGGCCGTCAGGAACTGGTTTGACGCCAGAGGTCTTGCATTTGGCAAGGTAGGTCGTCAACGTCATCCGGCCATCAGCAGATTTCCGGCTTTTTGGTTTTTCAGGCTTGGAGGGTGTCGGCTGCGTAGCTGCCGGACTCTCTCCTGAACGTAGTGAAGGAGAGTTCTGTTCCTGCTCCTGTTTCTGTTCCTGATTAAGAAAGGGTTTCTCAACGGTTGCAGAAGGGTTGCAATCTTCTGGCATTTCGATAGCGAGCACTTCGGCTGAATCCCGCATGAATGCTTGCTTCCAAGAGCATTCATCAGGCACAGACAGAGCGATCTTCGCGGCAGACTTGCGCTGGTTCGGGTTCTCGGGCTTGTTCCATTCAAGATGCTTGCAAACCCACACCCATTTAGTGGTAGCGCAACGGTTCGCAAAACCCTTCGACAACAGTTCCGAGAACCCTTGCGAAACGCGCTTTTGGTCCCACGACAGGTCTTCTGCAACGTATCCATCAGGCAAACGAAACACGCCTGCAATGGTTGCGTGACTGCACGTCATCAGGTACAGGGCGAGCAACTTACCGTCGTCGCTCAGATTGCTTGTGGTGCTGCTCGACCAGAAGGTCGAATACACCTTTCCGTAATCGCGCATCAGACGGCTTCCCAAACGCGGTATCCGCCAATGACCAGCTGTTGACCAAGAACCATCACAGGACGCGCAAGTCCAGCACGCTCCAGCTCTGGCAATCGCCGGTCGATCTGAACAACCGTGAGGCCTGTCAATTCGGAAAGTCGGTGCGCAGTTGCCACGGACTTGCGAAGCTCTGCCAGGATTCGGCTCGCATGGCTTTCTGCAAACCGTCCAGCATTGACCGCTGCTTGCTTACTCGTGGCAGGGTCTGATTTGCGAGCGCGACGAATAGGGGTGATGTCGTCAAAGAACATGGCTCAACCCTTCTGAGACTTGATTGCGTTGGGGATGAACCCTGCGAATCGCGGCTCAATGGCTGGGGGACGTTGGCCGTAAGGCTTCGGTGCCAACAACTTTTGAGCACGCTTGCTAAGGCCGCGCATCGGGAGTGCGCTGTCAGGGTTGCATTTGCTGGGCTGGTTCATGCTGTACATACGTTCATGCACTGATGGAGGGATGCGCGCCGGGCCGTGAGGCCTCACAGTCAGCGCATGGAAAGAAAGACCACCACGGCAGGAAGACACGGCCCACGCACGGGAGGGAATGCGCTTGGGTTGGCTCGTGTCGGCAGTGGGTGCCAGCGTGTGCCGGGTGGTGAGAAAGTGGGCGGGCCGGTCCAGCCCGGTACGATGAAAGCCCCACGCCTTCACCAACGAAAAGGACCGACCCATGGAAAACGCGATCACTCGCGAACAGCTCTTCGACACCATCACTCCCCTGTTCCTTGCCCTTCATCGGGGCGGGGTGCTGGATATCTCGGAGACTGCTCTTGCTTACGAGGACGTTCTTGCGAAACGCCGCCTGACAAATCAGGAGAGCGTGGAGAGCACGGAATTTCTTGCCCAAGTGGTTCAGGGCCTTCACCGTCTTGCGGTGGGAGAGAAAAACCGCCAGCTCTGAGGATCAACTCAGGGATAGAGGCCATCTCAAGCCACCTTCGCCTTGGGGCGCTTTGGGGCCGGGAGGTCGGGCCAGATCAGCCAGTAGTCGTCTGGCCTGAGGTCCTGACGAGTGACGGCACCAGAGGTGGCGCGCTCGATGGCTACGCAGCGCTCAATTGGTACTGGTCGCTCACCTGTTCGCCACTGCTGAACCGTTGGGGGGGCGACGCCAAGAAGTCGCGCAAGAGATGCTTGCCCGCCGACCTTGTCGCATGCGGATTGGATAAGGCGCTGCTGTGTCATACGACCAATGGTAAGGCATGGCCTTACTTTGGTCAACAGGAATTGCCTAACATGGCTGCGCAAGGGCAGCATTAGGCAATGCTTACTGGAGAAAAACTCGGACAGGCCATCTCAGAGGCCATCAAGCGCAAAGGTGTGTCGCAGCGCGCCGTCGCGCTTCACTTCAGAGTGAAGCCGCCTTCTGTGCAGGACTGGATCAAGCGCGGGACCATCGACAAGTCGAAGCTTCCTGCGCTGTGGGCCTTCTTCTCTGACGTAGTCGGCCCAGATCACTGGGGCATCTCTCAAACGGACATGGCCAACATAGGCGGAGTCCATGAGAACGTCTCAGAAGGACCGAACCAGAACGGCCCATATCCGCTGATTTCTGATGTGATCGCTGGAAACTGGGCCGAGCTGTGCGACAACTTCCATCCGGGCGACGCAGAGGCATGGATTAACTCAACGAAGAACCTCGGCCGTTGCGGCTACATGCTGCGTGTGTACGGCAAGTCCATGGAGAACCCAGGTGCCCGGTACTCATTCCCTGACGGGATGATCCTGCACGTTAACCCGAATCTGGACCCGATGCCGGGTCAGTTTGTCGTCGTCAGGCGTGAGGCCACGAAGGAAGCCACGTTTAAGCGTTATGTGCTGATCGAAGGAAAACCGTTCCTTGAGGCCATCAACCCAGACTGGCCGCGTGAACTCAAGTATCTGGCGTTGCAGCCTGGTGACGTATGGTGTGGCGTTGTGGTGGACGCCTCTGTTGGGTCACTTCCATAGAAGACAAAGAAGGAGGACTTCGGATGTTTGGCCTGTTCGGTAATCGAAAAAAGTACAACGGAACCGTCGATACGAAGCTCAACAACGAATACCAGATAAACACACAAAAGGAGCCATTCCCGGGGCCGCTTGCTTTTTTGAAGCTGCTTGACGCCGCCTGGGCGGCGAACATGAACGAGGATGAGGCCGCGATGTATGTTGCCTCCCTCTACTTCTGCGGCTTGTTAAAAGCTGGGCACGAGCAGTCCGCCGAGAACCTTTATGACCGAATCCATCATGTTGGTGAATTTGGCTTGTCCAAGGGCATGATCTCAAGAGAGCGATATGAGGGGCTTTTTGAGGCCATCAACAAGGCCATCGAAGAGCATCTCTCTAGGACGTAGACACCGCCGTGCACCACCTGATGCGCAAGGTGCTTCCTTGGGCCTACCTGTTTTGGTCGGTGGTTGTGTTGGTGTACGCGACGTTTGACTTGCTCGCAAACTGAAGTTGTTCAATTTCTGAAGGGGAAGCTATGACGCAGAACGTGCAGATCATGTGCATCAACAAGACCGACCGGCAGAGCGCCCACGAGCGCATAAGTCATGTTGGAGGCAAAAACCAAGACGGCACACGGTGGCGGCTTCCTCTGGATCAAGCCATTGCAGGCATTGAGTCTGGCAAGTGGGCCTTCTATGTAAGTGTCGGCGGGCAATCGGTCTGGGTTGTGGTCGCTGTCAGCGCGGCAGGACGGAAATACCTCAAGACGCAGAACGATGGCGAACAGCCCAACAACTTGCTCAGCCTTCCTGAGTGCCCGTAGGAATCGCTTCAACCGAGCCAATCTGCATCACCTTGACCTGGTGCGGGTTTGGCCGGTACACGGAATTTTCCCCGTGGCATGAGTAGCCTTCTCCAACCGCTTGCACTTGAGCTAGAAGCCACACCCAGCGCTGCATTTCTTCCAGGGTGGCCATGATCGAGAATCGATTGTCGTAGCAGACGCGCCACATGCCCGTGGCAGCGTCCTCCTCTGTCGTCAGGCGTGGGACACGATAGCCGTCAATCAACACCTCGCGCCCCGCTGAAATGACTGGCAGGACTTCAAGCATGGTCATCACTCCTGCCGCTAGATAAGCGCGCCACCAAGACGCCGTCAGCAGAACGCATCCTTGCAACATCAACAGCCCGATCAATGAGCTGGTCCACAGTCGTGAACTTCCTTGATGTGCTGCGCCTACGCCACGGCAGCACAGGCCTGACTAGCTGAACTTTCACCATTTCTGACTCCTTGCCCGCCGCGTGCGGGCTTTTTTGCGTCTGGTCGGGATGACCGGTTGCTTGTAAAGCGCAGCCTCATCATAAAGTAAGGCCATGCCTATTGACAACAATAAGGCATGGCCTTACATTATCTCCATCGACACGACGAACCCCAGCAGACGGATGTGGAAGTTGGAGCGAAGCCAAGGCAATGGCGGTTCGGTCGGATATCCCGCCTGTGGCGGCTCTGTTTGACGGTGTTTTTGGGGACTCTGCTATCGCGCCGTGTCTCGTCAGGTTCTTTAAAAACTGTTTCCTGGCGGTTCGAGCAATTGACAGCCAGCGCTTCCCGGGCGTGAGACGGGCTAAGTGAACGGTAGACCGTTCCGCGCTTAGGCAGCTTGGGTGAGCAGCTAGTAGGCGTGTAGTTAAGCAGGAGCCGGAGAAATCCGGGAGATGCCTGCATTGAGAGTGGTTTGTCGGATCGCAGCGTGATATGGCGTGGCACGGTTGCACATTGGGTGCATCGCCTCTTCTGTGGCTCGATTGCTTGATAAGCCGGACGACGGTCCATGGATATACAGCAGTCTTGTTAGAGGTCTAACTGGTTCGAGTCCAGACGATCCGACAAACCACTCTCAGATTGAGTGCGATGTGATGGGCGGCAGCCAAGTAACGGGCTGGTTGTCTCGCGAACTAGAGAGACCAAAGCAGGACGCAGCAACATGGATTGCTGGGAAACCGAAATAGCTTGCTTTCGGCGGAAAGCCCGCCCTTCACATCGCATTCACAAGCCCTAGAAATAGGGCGCAGACCAAAGCCTCTATGTCGGGGGCTTCGTTTTGCTGGAGGGAATATGAGTTCGATTGTTCATCCTGACGACGAAGTTAACGGAGTGATTGTTGGCGGAGAGTGCGGCCAAGCTTGGGTAACTTATGAATGGCGTCGGCAGGGTCCTATGTGCTACCCAAGGACATATGCAGAAGCAGACGCAATGTGCTGCAATGTTGTTAACAACATCAAAAAGCAGTGCGGTCCTGCTTTCAAAGACATTTATCCAAAAGAAGCTTGGATGTTCCACTTTGATGGAATCTGAAAACCTGCCCTGACAAACAGGGCACTTACAGAGTGGTAATGCGCGAGTGGTGATCGCGCCAATGGAATAGCCGACGTTGACCTATTGGGCTGATCGCGACAGCTACGGGGAACGCTCTCCAAATCGGCAAGCCAGAGTTTCACCACTGGCACCACTCTGTAAGTGATTTATTAAACAACCGCTTAGATGCGCAAGACTGCGCGAAAGGTAACGCTATGACAAACACGGCTACCGCGCCGGAGCGCCTCACTGCCAAACAGCATCGCCCAAAGGAGGCTTGGGGTATTGCCGCTGCTGCGCCAACACAACAACGCAGCGCAGAGGCTCACTGCTTCGGAGACTGCGGAAAGATAAGCACTGCAACAGTGATAGCAGACGAAGAAACGGGCGGCATGTTTGCATGTTTCCAGCCGAAATGCCCGCACGAACAGCAGACGTTTCGCTGCTACGGGTCCACCGTGCTTGGCGGCGTTCCGCACCTTCTGCATTTGCGGGTGCTGCGATGACAGCCGAAGAGCCGAAGTGCGACCACTGCGGCGCACCGATAACGACCGGAATGATGGCCTTGATGTGCCCACACGGTCGGAAGTGCGGGCTTGTGGACAGCGAAGACCACTGGCAGACCGTAGAGGAATTGCGCGCTGACCTCGGAATAGAGCGTGTGAAGCCTCCAATCCACAAGCTCAGCGGCTAATAGACCGACGAACTCAACATTCCACAGCCTGCCGCGAGCAGGATTTTTTTCGCCTACGGAGGACATATGTCATACGGACCTCAGAAGCTTGGAACCATCACGATTGATGTGATGGGGATTGAAGTAACGGTAAAGGGTGCGCGGTACTACCCGCATGTTCCTGCAACTCAGATTGACCCGCCAGAGCATGAGTTTGCAGAGTGGGATTCTGTGTTTGTCGGAGAGAGCGAAATCACCGAGTTGTTTTGCTACAAGCCGAACGCCGACCGCCTGCATGAGGCAATTTTGCAAGCTGTGGAGTGAGCATGAAATACACCGCAGTCCACATCACCGAAGCACTCGCAGTGCTTGCCGTCATCACCCTTCTGATTCTGGAGAAAGTATGAATTTCGCCAAACTTCCCGCCATCGGCGCCCCACTGGAGGCCGGCAGCTTTGCCGGCCTCACCACCCAGCCCGACGGCACCCACTGCGCTGTGGTGCTGCTGCCCGCCCAGGGCACCGACCTGAACTGGGAGGCCGCTATGGCCTGGGCCTCCGAACAGGGAGGCGAACTGCCAAGCCGCCCCGTGGCCGCGCTGCTGTTCGCCAACGCCAAGGCACAGCTGCGGCCCCGGTGGCACTGGACCAACGAGACGCACGAGGACGACGCCTCCTACGCCTGGCATTGCTACTTCTACTACGGCCTCCAGCACTACTACCGCAAGAGCTACGACGGCTCGGCTGTTGCCGTCCGCCTGATTCACCTCACCGCTTGATCCTTCAATCCTTTTGGCAGATAGAAATGAAATACATCCTCGCGGCCATCCTATTCGCCATCGCTTCCATTGCCAGCGCAAACGAAGTTGCCACACCTGAGCCGATCACGCTCAAGCCTTCGGTGACGCTGAACAACCAGTCTGCAAGCAACGCAGCAAGCAGCTCAGCGAGCAATTCGCATTCGGCTAGCTCGTCGTCCAGCCGGTCGGCCTCTGATGCAAGCAACGCGCTTTCGATTGGTGGCGACAAGAACAAGAGTTTGGTTGCTGTTTTCCCGCCGCCCAGCACTGCGGTTGTTCCGGTCGCTCAGAACTGCATCGTGACGAAATCGAACGCTGGCGGGGTCGGCTGGAACCTGATTCAAGGCGCTGGAAGCGAGCAGTACAGCGACCCGATTTGCATTCTCCAGTGGCTGGAAGTAACTGCAACCAGCGATGACGAGCGGGCCAGCATTCGGGCGGAAATCATGAATCGGATTGGCGCTAACTGATGGCCGTCATAAACCTTTACCGCACCTTCTGGCTGCAAATCCTGATCTGGTACTACCAGCTTGCATTGCGCCAGATTGATCCAACACACGAAGACGTACCGCACATTGTCTGGACTCTGCGCGGTCTGTCAGATCAATTGCAAGAACTGAAGGGGACAGTATGAAACACGTACACGCTGAACTGCTTGATGCATGCAAGCATGCTTTGACATGGTTTGAGGCCGCTGGATTTAGCGATCTACCTGTCATGCTCCACCTAAAGGAAGCAGTCGCATCTGAATCCAGGTCAAGAACGATCAAGGTGAATGGCTTTGATGTACCTGAGCCGATTAGTGATCCACAAACAGGAGCAACCTATTGGGCGGCAGATCCAACACAAGTCAAATTTGCATTTTTGTTTACGTTCAATGGAGGATGGGAATGGCGAGATGCCTTCCGTGATCGCGGCCTACTCCACTCCACAAAAGAAGCCGCCATCAAGCACGCAATGGCAATGTGCGGCATTGATCCTGCAACCTACAAGGAAGAAGAATGAACAAAGTAGCCCCAATCCGCCGCGCATATCACCGCCAAGACAACGCTGAGTGTGGTCACGGCACTTGCGCTGCAACTGTTGATTGCACTGGTGAATGCGCGATGAAAGCGCTGTCTGAATCTGAGCGAAAGTATTTCCACGAAATGCCTGATGCTGAGGAAGACGAAGACAAGCTGTTTGCTGCAAAGGTTGTTGCCGCGATCCTAATTGCGGTCACGGCTTTCTCTATCTACATGGCTACCAAGTGAGGAACAGATGAAGGACGAACTTCAAACAAAGCTGGTCGAGATTCTGACGGCCATCCAGTCGGCCACGGGAAAAGCCGCAGACTTCGCAATGGATCAACTGCCGGACATTGCGCAGCAGTACGTGGTCTATGGCCGTGCTGTGACGGTTATTTCCTCTGTGGCCCTAATCATATTTGCTTCGGCCTGCTTCTATGCTGCATCTTGGGCATTTAAGAACCCGTGGAATATCTCTCCATACTCGTTTGAGAAAGACAGGAAGCGCAGCGACAGCAATACAGCCCTGATCTTCTTTGGTTACGTGATTGGAGCCTTCGCGTTGTTTCTGTCGGTTGCGACATTTGACTATCTAGTCTGGTTCGCTCCGAAAGTATGGCTAATCAAAGAGCTTGCAATGCTCGTCAAGTGAGGACCAAATGAAAGTTCAGATCACCGGCTTCATCACGTACCGCGAACCGTACGGCCAAGAGGACAACACTCACGGGTTTGAATTCATGTGCTTCGACCCGACGCCATATAGCAAAGATCGGATTGTTGTTCGGCCTCACTCGTTTGAGGTTGAAGTCCCTGACAACTTCGACCCGCGCCCTCAGATGGTCAAGGCGCTGGAGGCCGAAAAGGAAAAGGTCCGCAAGGACTTCGCCGTAACCGTGGCACGCATTGACCGGCAGATCAATGAACTGCTGGCGCTGGAACATTCGGCATGACTGCGCAAATCACTGAATCAGACCTCTTTGCCATTGGGATGGAAAGCCCTACGGCATGGCAACTGATGCCTCAACTGTGCGCGGCTCTTGGAATTGAATACCCGCCCAGCATCACGCACGAAGCAAACGACAAGCGCGAGCAGATGGCCGATCCGCTTCACATCTTCAACATAACCAACACAGAGCACACAAATGAGCATCGCAACCATGGTCCTCGGCAACTCGGGTTCAGGCAAGTCAACCAGCTTGCGCAATCTCGACCCTGAGAAAACGCTTCTGATCCAGTGCATCAAGAAGCCGCTTCCATTTCGCGCTGCTGGATGGAAGACGCGCATCAGCCTCAAGTCGGAAGGCAATGTGATTCAGACCGCTGACCCCACGCTGGTCGAGAAGATTCTTCGCTCGTCACCCCATGAGGTCGTCGTGATTGATGACTACCAATCAGTGATGGTCAGCGAGTTGATGAACCGGGCCAGTGAAAAGGGGTTCGACAAGTTCACCGACATCGGAAAGCATGCCTGGAACATCTTCAACGCTGCTGGCGATCTTGCAGAACACCGCCGCGTCTACGTCCTCGCGCACACCAATACCGACGAGTTTGGAAATGTGCGGATGAAGACGGTTGGGAAGTTGGTGGACCAGCACATCGTGCCGGAAGGCTTCTTCACCATCGTCCTGCGAACTGAGGTTGTCAACGGGACGTACACGTTCCGCACGCAGACCAACGGACAGGACTGCTGCAAATCACCCATTGGCATGTTCAACGACATCGCCATTCCGAACGATCTTGCAGAGGTGGACAAAACCATCTGCGACTTCTACGGCATCACCACCAACGCTTAACCACCACCAAAAGGAAACACAGCATGTACGCACTCGACACTACCGCCGCCAAGAAGGCAGACCAAACCAGCTCGCGCATCACCGAACTCGGCAAGTACGTTGGCAAGTTCACGCAAGCAGAAGACATCACCGCAGGCACCGGAACGAAGGGTATTGCCCTGCGATTCGAGGCAAACGGTCAGAGCGCCAATCTGTCCATCTACACGCAGAAGGCCAATGGCGAGCAGATCATGGGCTTTCAGGTGCTGATGGCAATCATGACCTGCCTGCAACTGCGCAACATCGAGCCGAAGCCGGGTGTAGTGAAGCATTGGGACAACGACGCCCGCCAAGAAGTCGAACACAAGGCCCAGGTGTTCAATGAACTCTGCGGCAAGGAAATTGGCCTGCTACTGGAAACCGAGGACTACGCCAAGCAAAACGGCGGCGGCACCGGGACGCGCATGGTGATCGCTGGCGTCTTCCAAGCGAAGACCGAACTCACGGCATCCGAAATTCTGGATCGCAAGACCGTTCCTGAGCATCTGGCAAAGATGGTCGCTCGCTTGCGCCATCGTCCGGCGAAGGGTGCTGCCGCTGCTCCAGCCCGTCAAACGTCATCCGGCGCACCCAGCGGCTTTGACGACATGGACTCGGATATCCCCTTCTGATCTGGAGACAAGCCATGTCTAAGCTCTTCCTTGACATCGAAACGCTGGGCACTGACCGCCAGGACGTGCGCGATCTGATCGCATCCAAGATCACTCCACCCGGCAACATCAGCAAGCCGGAAACCATCGCCAAGTGGATGGAGGAATCCAAGCCCGCAGCGGTTGAAGAAGCCATTGCGAAGACCTCGCTTGATGGCGCTTTTGGCCGCGTGTGCGTGATCGGCTGGGCCATTGATGACAGCAAAACAATGCACATCCGAGGCGAGAGCGACGAAGAGACTTTGCTTCGTTTGTTCGCCGATGAAGTCAAGCGCATCAACCCGTTTGACTGCTGCGTGATCGGCCACAACGTCAGTGCGTTTGATCTGCGGTTTCTGGTGCAACGCTACATCGTCCATGGAATCAAGCCGCCAGCAGTGATTGCGCGTGCCGCACAGGCTAAACCGTGGGAGTCGGATCGTGTGTTTGACACCATGGTTCAGTGGGCAGGAACCGGAAACCGCATCAGCCTTGAGAAGCTGTGCATGGCACTATCAATTGAGTCGCCAAAGACTGATCTTGACGGGTCGAAAGTCGCGCAATGGGTTGCTGATGGCCGCATCTCGGAAGTGGCCGACTACTGCATGGGGGACGTTGACGCAGTGCGCAGTGTTTGGAAGCGCATGACGTTTCAAGAGCACGTCCTTTCCGCAACTACTGAGGTTGTGGCATGAGCGCGGTGAATGACGGTGGACCGGCGTTTCCTGTTGTTGTGCCGCCGACAGAAAAAGGAGCTACAGGCTTCCTTGATGACCGCATTGAGGCCGGAGAGATGGCCGTCTATTCAGGTATGAGCATCAGGGACTTCTTCGCAGCGAAGGCGATGCAGGCGCATATCACTCACGAAGGCAGCGACGACATCAACGAGCCGGGCGTTGCTCTGTGGGCCTACGCAATGGCCGACGCCATGCTCAAGGCCAGAGGCGGTGAAGCATGAGCGCGGTTGACTACTTCGGGATTCTCTCGGCGGTGTTCTTCGCCCGTTCGTTGAGCGAGGGATGGGCCTTGCTGATTGGCTTCTTGATGTATGCATTTCATATCGGCGCACTGATCGTAAAGATCGCAATAGCAGCCGCGTAATGCCCACCCACAACGAAGAACCCCAAGCGCTACCAGCGCACGAATTTGAAGGAATGACGATGAGCGAGCACACGAGTGGAAAGATAGCCGTGGCAATGGGTGGGGGCAAGTTTGTATCTGTGACAACAGATGATTACTCCCGACTCGTTTGCAAAGCTCCAAGCAGTGAAGACGCCCGCCGTCTGGTGGCCTGCTGGAACGCTTGCGAAGGCATCAGCACGGAACAACTCGAAGCCGCTCCGTACAAGGACAGCGCGGCATTCATGGCCTATCTCAAGGTTGAGGCCCAGCGCGACGATCTGCTGGCGGCGCTGAAAGATTGCACCACGGAAGAAGGCCCGGATCAGGACACCCTGAACCGCGCCCGCTCAGCCATTGCAAAGGCAGAAGCCGGGAGGGGCGAGGGATGAGCACAGAAGCCAAATTGCAGATCTTGCAGCACAGCCTTGGCGTTGACCAATACGGGCGTGGCAACCAGTACCGCAACCACTTTGTGACAGGGCCAAAGACAACCGACTGGCCGCACTGCATGGAATTGGTGAGCGAAGGCTTGATGCAGCGCCACGCACCTAGCGCACTGACTGGCGGCAGTGACTGCTTCACCGTCACAGACGCAGGGCGAGCCTATGTTGCCGAGAAAAGTCCGAAGCCCCCCAAGTTGACAAGAGGCCAGCAGCGCTACCAGGCATGGCTCAGGGCCGATTGCGGATTGAAGTTTGGCGAGTGGCTGAAAGACCAGCCGAGAAAGTCTGTTCGCCAAAGTGATGTCCACCCATTCTGATTCACGTCAAGTTGCCAGAGAGGCAGCAAAGGAAATCGAAATGAGCAATGCACTTGAACTGGCGGCAGAGCTGGAATTCCACAGTTGGTACGGAGCGCCAGACAAAGAGCAGGCCAATAAACGGAAAGTTGCTCTGAAGTGCAAAGCCGCCGCAGAGCTTCGCCGCCTGGACGCTGAAAACGCCCAGCTACGCGCAGAGCTTGAAGCGATCTATTCGGCTGTGCCGGTGGCGTGGATGCAAGAGGACCAAGAAGAACCAGACATTGGGAAGTGGTTTGCAGACAGCACGTCGCCATTCGATTGGATCACCAACACCCCGCTAATCCCCCTTCCAGAGAGGAAATCATGACAGCCATCGCAATCATTTTTGGGGCGCTGTTCATCTCTGACAGCCTGTCAAAAATCGCCAAGGCCATCGAACGTCTGGCAGACAAGTGAGGAAATCATGAACGAGAAACAGATTCAGGAAGTGATGGCGCTGGTGGACGAGTACGCCAAAGTTTGGAGCATGTTCACGTCAACTTGCGAGACCAAGCAAATCGAGCAATCCCGAGCCGCCATCGAATCAGCACTGCGTGAGAGTTTTTCTGGTGAAAAACAGCGGGAAGTGCCGGAAGGGTGGAAGCCGGTGCCGGTGGAACCTACTGATGCAATGGTGCAAGCAGCGTACCACCTCGACTTGTCCTACATGCCAGGGCAAGAGGGCGCTGATCGGGCGGCGATCTACCGCGCCATGCTCTCCGCAGCACCCACGCAACCAGCGCAGGTAGAGCAGCCGGCCCCAGCCGGTTCTGGTGGATGGGAGGCCCACTCCGAAGACATGGAGCGTGAGCGCAACTACTGGAGAAGCCGAGCCAATTTGATGCACGAGCACCAGAATGGGCAGGTCTGGTACTGGCAGGGGGATGGGGAAGACCATCTCGAATCCATTTGCAACAGCCTGCCGGTTGTGATCCGGGCCGACGCGCTACGCGAGCTGGTGGCCAATTCATTGCAGCCAGCGCAGGTCTCGCAGCCGAAGGCGGCGCAGCAGGAGCCGGTGCTTTGCGTCCTAACCGAAGACCTGCAGCGACTTCAGCGAAACGGGTGGACCGACACGGCAGTTCGAGCATTTCTTCCAGGGGCGGGAGAGCTGCTGAAAGGGGTAACCATGCTCTACACCGCAGCAGCACCCCAGCGCGAGCCGATGACGGATGAGCAATGGAAACAACGGCTTGGTGACCGGCAGCTTTTCACGATCTTGGAGGCCATCCGTTTTGTTGAGCGCGAGTACGGCATCACGAAGAAGGAATGAGCATGCCCTACTACTCCGACTATGAAACAGAACCCATTGGTGGTGGCAATCCGTACTACAGGTGCATCTACTGCAAGCGCTCCGACCCTGAAATCAATGGGTCTTTGGATGGTCACGAAAGCTGGTGCAAATACCGCCAGCAGAAGTTGCTTGAAATTGCGAAGAAGGAGCAGCAATGAGCCTGACAGATGAGCAGATAGGCGAAATGGCAGATCAATACGGCCAGCCATGCAGCAGCCATTTGGCCCGCGCCATCGAATCCGCCACCTCTGCGCCACTGCTGGAGCGGATCAAAACGCTCGTGTCGGCGATTGATGAAGAGATGGTCGTGAGCCACTTGGGCGTTTTCAACGAAGGAGATGACCCGTCTGCGGCAATCAAGAAGCTGATGTTGTGGTCACAGGGCGTCGGCGAGTATTTCGCTAAAGAGCGCATCACAGAGCTTGAGCAACAGCTTGAGGCGGCGCGGAAGGATGCGGGATGGCGACCTATTGAAAGTGCGCCGAAGGATGGAACCGATGTGCTTCTGCACGGAGATGGTCGAACGACCTTTGGACATTGGTGCGAGCCAAGCGACAAACCAACGATCAAGTATCGGGACGGCTTTGCGCCAGAGCCAGAGTGGGAAGAATTCGAGCCATTTTGGGCAAGCTGGGACGGAGGATTCACCGACGAACATCCACCGACCCACTGGATGCCGCTACCTCAATCGCCCGCCGACGCCGCTATCTCAAAGGAGCAGGCCAAATGAGCATCGTCCGAGAGCAAGTGCATCACGCCGATAGCGGGGTTGAATTGATGGTCACGGAGCGAACCAAAAACGAGACCCGCGACCCGTGGCGCTTCATCTCACTGGAGGTTGACGGATGGAGCCGACTCACGCCACGCGAGCTTCGAGACCTTGGCCGATGGCTGCAACAGCAAGGCCGCAGGATGGGCAAGGAATACAAGAGCAACGGCGCACCGAAGCAGCCGAAGGAGCAGGCATGAACATCGAGCCAGTGGTTTCAATCGGCATCGACAAGGCGGAAGACGGCACGTTCACCGCAACCATGATCGTCAGCGGCCTCGCTTCGTTTGAGCAGGCCAACGTCGCAGCGAACCTCATGCAAGAGGCCTTCTGTGGCGAGGAATACGAAGGGACGGACCATGGGCACTGAATGTGAATTCCCGTGGCTGTTTTTCCTTGTTCTCGGCGTGGCGACCATGGCCTACACGGACGGCCATCGCATCAGGCGCTGGCTTGATGAAAGGAAGAAGAAATGAACATCGTCCAACTTTCGGAACAGGCCGACGAACTTGCAGACAAGAAGATCGGAATGCCCGGCGAGCATCACCCCGACTGGCACACCGTCCGCGATGAAATCTTCGCCGCCCTCGTCCGCAATGAAGCGCTTGAAGAGGCTGCGGTGAAGTGCGAGGAAGAAGCGGATGCACACCGATCTTTCAAGAACTGGCAGGCGGCTTATGCACTTGAAGAGGCCGCATCCGCCATCCGATCCATGAAGGAGGCTAAGACGTGAGCGCATACACCCTAGCGCCCGCCCCTTACGTCCTGATCCCTCTTGCATCCATCATCACAGGGTTGTCTGAGAAGGCGATCCGGCGCAAGATTGATGATGGTGTTTGGGTTGACGGTCGAGAGTACCGGCGCGGCCCTGACGGGCACATTTACATCAGCGTGGAGGCATACACAAAATGGGTGGAAGAGGGATCGACATCAGGGCCAAATCCATACGTGTCACGTTCACGTACCAAGGCAAGCAGGAGCGCCGCACCATCGTCCTGAATGGTGAGCCTCTACACCCTACTCCGTCCAATATCAAGTACGCCGAACGACTGGCGGCAGAGATTCGGGAAAAGGTCCGGCTTGGCTCCTTCGTCATGTCCGAATACTTCCCGGTGGACGGCGACACCCTGGAAGCCCTGTCTCTTGCAAAGCACCTAGACGCATGGTTGTCTGCCCAGCGCATCGAGCACAGCACACAGGCCGGGTATTCCAGTGCTGCCAAGTTCTGGACGACTTCACTGCCAGGAAAGACGGTGAAGGGCCTCAAGCACTCGGACATTCTCAAGGCCATAGCAGCACGGCCTGACCTTTCAGGCAAGACTGTGAACAACTATGTCTCTGTCCTGCGTGAGGCAATGGACATGGCGGTTCTGGATGGCGTCATCAAGGAAAGCCCGGTGACGGAGATTCCGAGAGCCAAGCACCAAAAGGAACCGCCCGATCCGTTCAGTCAGGAAGAGTCGGCCAAGATCATTGCCCTAGCCGAGCATCGCCATGCAGGACAGATACACAACATGGTTGAGTTCTGGTTCTGGACTGGCCTACGGACGAGCGAGATTTTCGGGCTCAAGTGGTCGCACATTGACCTGAACCGGAAAGAGGCTGTCATTTCGGAGGCTGTTGTCAGAGGCCAACACAAGGACAACACGAAAACATCCGTAGCACGAACAGTCAAGCTCAACAGTCGGGCATTCGCTGCGATCCAGAGGCAGCGCCAGCACACACAGATAGCCGGTGGGCCGGTTTTTCTTGACCCGCGCTACTCAGCCCCTTGGATCGAAGAAAGAGCGTTCAGGAGGTCTTTCTGGACGCCCATGCTCAAGTCGCTGGGGATTCGCTACCGCAGGCCCTACAACATGCGCCACAGCTACGCGACGGCCATGCTCATGGCTGGCATGACCCCGGCTTTTTGTGCTGGGCAGCTCGGACACTCGGTTGAGATGTTTTTGAGAACGTATGCCAAGTGGGTAAAAGGCGCACAGGACGATGCTGAGATGCAGCGCCTGGAAGATCGTTTATCCCCGGCCAATCCCCAGAAAAAAGAAAAGGCCCCGTGAGGCCTTGATTCTTCTGCAAATTCTGTGGGGTGGCTGATGGGACTCGAACCCATACGCCCGGAGTACGCAAGGGCATTGCGGGGCATCTTTCATAGGGAAGCACTTTCATTCTTGCCCCTACGCTTCCGGTTTTTATCCCCGTTTTATCCCTGAGACAGGCAAAAGAAAACCCGCCGAAGCGGGTTCTCAGTGGGCCAGTCCGGCAGGGTCTGGCTTAGGTGCTTGCTGGGGTGGAACCTGTCCACAAGCATTAACGCATGTCCTAGGAACTTGGCGATGCCACCCATCCCATGCGATCCTGATCCTTCGCCCAGCGATCAACCTGGGCGGCCTGTCAACGCTTGCGCGGGCAGGACTTGAAGATAGTTGATGGTGGCCGGTTCGGATACTCCGGCTCATTTCCTCACCATCAACTCAGCGGGCTGGCGACCATGTATCGCCTCGTCGTTTCCTGCCTTCTCTACCGGGGCAGACCAGTACGCTGAGTTGATGGCGGCGTGCTGACCACGCTTTGCATTTGGCTAGGAGCGTCTGTAACGAATCCTAGGAATTCACCATCAACTCAGCACAAGAAGGCCCCTGTTGATCCGTCCCGGAAACGGCAGGTTCACAAAATGCGCTGAGTTGATGGCGCTCTATCTTGCGACCGAGCAACGCAAGCATAACACCAGCACGCCAAGAGTGCAATTATCTTTCTCAGGATAAAAGTGGATAAACCGCTGGTCGGAAAATGCTTGCATGCGTGACTAGTCACGGTTATAGTTCATCCATCGCAACACCCATCGGAGAGACGAAATGCAAACCAGCTATGCAGTCATGAACAAGGAGACGGGCCTTCTTTTTGCTGGGTTCGATTCGGACCAGCAGCCATCATGGACTGATGACGAATGCAAGGCACGCAAATACGGAGACAAAAGCGATGCGCGCGGGCAGGCAATGTTATTCGTTTGCTTTGGCGTGAAAGCCCAACAAAAGCCGGTGTCACTGTGAAAAAAGAAACCCGCCCTGAACGCATTGTCAGGCTGATGGCAGAGGCACAGGCTGGGATGTCGTGCGGCCTTTCTGCTGTTGATGCGCTTGAGTTCCGCCGCGATCAGTACGACCTGCCGAGAACAGAGTTCGCCGCATTGCTTGGGATGAGCCAATCACACTACAGCGAGTTCGTCAACGGAAAACGAAAGCTGCCAAAGAAGGCAATGATTCGCGCGTATGCAATTGGCGTACCTGCCGAAGTGCTTTTGCAGCCAGACACCTAATAAGGCGCTGCGCATGCCCCCTAAAGACCCAACAGCAGCAAAGCGCCAGCAAGAGCGCAGAGCCAGACTGAAGAAGGAAGGATGGACACAGCTAAACATCCTCGCTCCGAAGTCTGAGCATTCAGCTATTCGGAAGCTTGTTGAACAGTATTTGGAGAAACACAATGGACAACGATAGGACGCTTTTGGAGAAAGCGGCTAAGGCTGCGGTGATGTCAGGGAAATGGGTTGTTGATGTGAAGGGCCACGCTGGAGATAAGAGCTTTGAGATTTCTGTACTTCGTGATGACAACGAACATGGAAAGCGCTCTTACGGCTGGTTTGACGACAACAAGATTTTGATTACGCACAGTGGTGGCCCGTGCCATTGGCCGCTTACTCCGATGGTTTGGGAGAAAGCACTGATACTTGCGCAGGAAGTTGCCGATGAACTAAATCAAGCTGCCGCAGCTATTGGAGAACAGACATGATGCCGAAATTGCCAAAATCAGCTTTACTCATGCACTCCGACGACGGAAAGTCGATGGTGCAAATTTATTCGCCTGATGCCGTCCGGGCCATCCAAGAAGAAGCCTATCGCGCTGGGATGGCTGCTGAACTTGAGCGATGCGCGAAGGTTCTAGATGCTCTAGGGTGCGATCATTGTTCGGCCGCACTGCGTTTCTCTCGCAAGCAACCGGAGGTCAAATGAGCGATCTTGTTAAGAGACTGCGCGACTGGAGCGACGGGCCAAATACTGAGGCATTGATTGAAGAATCAGCCGACAGGTTGGAAGCGCTAGAGGCTGCGCTTAGACAGGCGCGGGAATCTCTGCAATGGTATGTGAACGAGGATGACGTTCTAGAAGAAGGACACTGGGAAGAGGACAACGCTTTCTGGATCAAAGGAAAGCGCAATGCTGAGTCTTCAATCGCCGCCATCAACACCCTACTAAAGGACTGAGCATGACACCAAACGGTATTGAGGTCTTGATCCACTGCCATGTGTGCCCGATGCCTCATCCTCGCAGCGATGCGCCTGCCGTATCAGAAGAGTTACGCAGCCTTGAAGCGAATGGGCTGATTGAGCCAGAGCCCGGAGGTACTGGCGGATACCGAACCACAGACAGGGGCCGCGCTCACATTGAGCAACTTTGTCGAACGGCATGGCCGGTACAGGCGTGGGTTGGTGCTGACGGAAACCCGATCAAAATAGACTTCTAGCTATAGCCAAGAAAAAGCCCTCACTAGGAGGGCTAGGCCGCGAATCGTTGGGATGTCCATAACTGGATGTTTGGTGCGGCCCGGTGAAAGTATACAGAAGGAGTGAGAGATGCCTATCAAGCCGGAAAACAAGGGGCGTTATCCGAAGGACTGGAAACAGATTCGTGATCGGATATTGGCCCGCGCGGGCAACTGCTGCGAGAAGTGCAAGGCGCCGAACCGAGAGCGGATCGCACGAGGCAAAGGTGAAGACGCGGACACCTACATGCTTTCGAGCGCCTACGTGTACTGCGCAGACACCGGCACGCTGCTGGGCCAGTGCCGCCACAGCGACTATGAGGTTGACCGGATGGTTGACGTGGTGCTAACCATCGCGCACCTAGACCACACGCCTGAGAACTGCGCCGACGACAACCTGCGGGCGTGGTGCCAGCGCTGCCACCTTCGTTACGACGCAGAACACCACAAGAGAAACGCTCAGGCGACAAGAAGGAAAGCGCTTCGGACAGCCGATCTTTTCGACCCAGCATAAAAACCCGCTGACCTTGCGAGCCAGCGGGCGAAGGGTTGACGAATCAACCTAGGAGACAACGGCGAAAGCTGTACAGTTGGGTTGTAGGTGGTGAATGCGCAGGCTGATGCGCGAATCGTGAGAGCGAGGTCCCACAGGTTGCCGCTGGGGAAAACCAGCGCCGCAAGGCGCTACCGACAAAGCCGGGTCGCGAATTGACGCGGGAGTTGGACGTAAAACCGGGCGCCGGCACGCGCCCATTGCCTCAAAGCCGGGGATCAGCACCGGCCACCACCTACAACCTTACTCGGTCGGCGTTTCAACAGGAGGCGTCACAGGCGTGGTCGGAGCCGCAGGAGCGCTACCCATCGGAACGGTGTAGACGGGCGGGAAAGTGACCTTCCCTGCTTCGTCCATGCCCTTGATGGAGATGGTTTGCAGCGTGCTCATGGTCGTGCCGTACTTCTGAGTTTCGGCTTCGATGTTGGCAAGTTGGACTTGTGTGTTCTTCTGGATCGCAACAAGGTTCGTGACGCCAGGAACCAGCACGCTAGCCCACTGCAAAGCTTTGTCTTGCGGAACGGCGATGTTTCCAGCGGCAGACCTGCGCAGGGCCAGCGCCATGATCGCGCCTTGGTTGCCCTGTGCGGCAGCGGTAGCAAGAGCCATCACAGCATTGTTGTCGGCTTCAATTGCCTTCTGCTGGGTTGCGTAGTAGCCATCCATATTGGTAGCGCAGCCAGTCAGAGCAAGGCCAAGGATTGCGATTGCGATGATGCGTTTCATGTCACTGTCCTTTCAGTTGGTTTCTGTTGCTTGTGCCGAATAGACCTCGCGGCCATTCCAGTCTCGATAAGGTGCATAGCCACCAAAGTCAAACGATGGTGCTTGCGGCACTGCTGGGTGCCACGCAGGCGACGGATAGACTCCCCTGCGCGGGTCTTCCTGCCGAGCAATCCGCGCCTCAAGCTGGGCGATGCGGGCTTCAAGCGCAGTGATTCGTTCTGCGTCAGTCATGGCCTTGTCCTTTCGTAAACGCCAGTAGGCGGGATTTGAAGTCGGTCATTTCGTTGGTGAACTTGTCCCATGCGGGCCAGGAATCGGTGTAGGTTCGGAGGTCGTTGACGTGGCCGTCAGCAACTTCGCCCAGCGAGACAAGAGCGCCTGCACACTCGTTGAGTACGGTGTTTGCGGCAGCGGCGTAGTCAGTGCAGGCTTGGAGGGAAGATCCGGCGTTACTGGCACCACTTGCGAATTGCTTGCGCAGCCGGTCAAGCTCAGTCCTAGCACCAGCAGCAGCAACACGGTTTTCCTCTGCTCGCTTTTCAGCTTTGGCGATGGCGGCATCTTTCGTCTCCTGTAAGGTGCGCGTCATGGCGGATGCGCGGCGCTGGGCTTCGCTTACTGCTGTTGCCTGATCTGCCCTGATCGTTGCAATCTGTGCTTGTGCAGAGTTGATGCGGTACTGATTCACTCCGCCCCAGCCAAACAGGCCAACGCACATGGCAAACCACACGGCACCCGGGATGATGTTCAACAGTCCGAAGATCGCGTTCATCGCAGCATGTCCGCAAGCACAGGCCCGAACGCACCGAAAAGGCCCACCAGAAGCAGGCCGCAGATCACGCCAGCCACGGCGATAAGCAGGCCGTTTTCGTCTTCGTCGTTCATGTGAGTCCTCTCAGAAGTTTTGCCCTGCTGTACGAAAACAGAAGGCGAACAACTCGCGCGACGGGCTTCCTTGGAATGGCAAGCCGCATGTCCTCGCGCGGCCCTGTGACGGTGATAAGCCCGCCAAAGTGAGCGCGAATCCGAGGCGACAGAACATGCCGACCATCCGGCATCAGGTGTCCATTCACGTCAGCACCTTCCAAAGAAAAACAGCCAGCACGCCTACAGCGAAGATTTCGATCAGGCTCATGCTTGCAACATCTCCGCAATGCGACGCGCCCAGCCCCTGCCGAACACTTGCCACGTCTTGAGGTCCGTCATGAACTGGAGCCGTTCGCCAAGCATTCGACGCGCTGCAAAGTCGGGTTGAGCGGCCCTCGCCATCGCCAGAGTCTGCCCGCCGATAACCCCGTCATCAGTTGCACCAATTGCGCGTTGCAGCCACTTGATGGCTTGCTTGGTTCCGCTATTAACTGCCGCATCAAACACTGGGTAACGAAGGCCCGGAGGGAGTTCATCAGCCTTTACTGCGTCCCAGTATTGGCGGCGGTAAATTACCTTTGCCCTGTCCGCAGGGAAGTCACGCATGTGGCCGGTGTAGCCATTGGCACGGGCAACAGTCTGGGTCACACCCCAGTTCGTTGCACCGCCAGGATCGGACGGATGATCGACATAGCCGCCCTCGTGGCCTAGCAACTTGTGGAACGCTTGGTCAAAGTTCACGCCCGCTCCTTGTTGCGCTGGTTCGATGCCTCGAATTCCTGCCAGCCGCTGGGCGTGAGGATGTCTCCAATCTCTTCCACCTCGCGCCGGTATTCCTTCATCAGGCCGCGCATCTTGGCTAGGTCTTTGTCCTGCGCCTGCTTCTCAAACAGCACCGCAACATGCGCCCCGTTGTGCCACGCAGCCAGGTTGATGGCGACCACTGCACACATCGCAATGCCAGAGGCCAGCACACCACCCAGCAAAGCCCCATAGGCCCCACAGAAGATCATCCCAACCCCTCCAGCCGTAGCCAGAGGAAGGGCAATCGCCTTGACCCAATGAGGTGACCTCTGCATGAAGTTCGCCATCAGGTGGTAATGCACTGCAACACCAACACCAGCGACCACCAGAAGGATGCGAGAAACGATCAACACAATCTCCATCACTTGCCCTCTTGGCGGTTGCTCACGCCTTTGGTGAAGCCATCCCACATGCCAACCAACCCACGGTAAACAACCGGAGCGGCCCAAGGCCATGCGACAGCAAGAACACCAGAAGCAAGAAGAACCGTTGTGAAGTTGGTCAGGTAAGCTGCCTCGAAGTAGTTGGACGCCACATCAACAGCAGCAGGGCCACCAACACCCCCAAGGAACACGGAAATCATCCCGTTCGCCAGAGCTTTGGGTCTGGTACTCGGAGGCTTGTAGGCATAGACCACAGTGGACCCGGCAGCACCAACAGCCCACGGGAGCCAGTCAAGGCCGATCCACGCAGCGCCAGCCACCAGAGCGCCACCAGCACCAGCAGCAGATGCTGTTTTTGAGGAAGCGATGGCAGCTATCGTCACGGTGGCCTTCTTCCAGAGCTTCACTTCCCAGCCTCCGACAGAACCGGCTCGTCAGAATCGCAATGCGCCCCGGTCGGGTCGAATGGGTCAGTGAGGTACTTGCAGATCACCGAAGCAGCCTTGAACCTCCAGCCTTCACCCTCTCGGATGTACCTGCGAAGTCGGTCGGTGACAAACCAATCACCCGTAGGCCAAGGAATCGTCACACCCTTGTATTCGCGCTTCGTGAATCCAATGTCTTTCGGCCATTGCTGGAAAACAAGAGATGCAATCGTGAACTGAATCACCACGTCCAGCAGGAAGGTGAAGAAGATCACCGGCAGCGAAAGGACGAGAGGAAGGCCAACCAGCCGTCCTTTGAGCTTTGCCCGATACAGGCCCATAGCATGGATATAGCCATGCCAGAACAGCCAGAGGGCCAATAGGGTGTAGCCGATTACTTCCATCATGGGCGGCAGTGTCAAACCACCGCGCCCATGAGTCGAACCCTACAAGGGTCAGACTTGGAAGTTAGTCAGCCATGGACGGTCTGCCGTTACCGTTGCACTGCACGACATTGCAGCCAAAACGTCACCAACTGTTGCAAGACGTTCATATGAAGCAAGAGGGGTCGGTCCGATTGCAATCTGTCGGAGCTTGTATTTGTAGACCTCATCACCCGTGACCATGTGACTAGCCAAGCTGCGTGGCAGGAACCACGCCTTCTTTGCTCCGTTGTCACGCAGGTATGCGGAAGGGGTGGATTGAGGCGTCCATCCAGACCCGTACTGAATTGATGCCGCAGACCTCATTGTGTAGAACCCGTCAGTCGCAACCGTTGGTGATGTTGACGGACTTGCTACCAGAGTTGCCCCTGTTGAGATTGAAATACCAGCCTCAGTCCCGCTTGCATCTTCCATAAGGTTGCCAACTGCAATCCAGCCAGCGGCGTCTGCTGACGGTGGGCCGTATCGAAGAAACACACCATCAGCGCATCCCCAAGCAGTCAGCGTCCATGTCCCCGTAGTGAACACAACGCGACCAGCACCGCCCGTGTAGCCTGTTGGTGTCGTGAAAACATCACCGCTGGTCGAGAGAATGTTGGCGGGCGTGTCCGATGTTGCACTGGGGAACCATGCCGCACGAACGCCGGTCGATGTCCAAGACACCGTTCCAAGTTGCGGGTTGTATGTCGTGTTCGGGGCAGAAGTTGTGGCAACAAAGATGATCCGCCCAGCCGCCCCGCTCTTGCGTTTCAGTGTCACTTGCCAAGGTGAGGTTGTCCCCTCAAAAGATGCGACCTGCCAAGGGAAATCACTGAACGCAGCCAGAGCTGTGAAGTATTGGTTCATGAGCTGAATCGCACCTTGGTTCGTCGCAGCGAACGTGCTCAGTGCGTTGCTATCACCGTGGTTCTCAGACCAAGTAAGTGTTGCCGACATAGTTATTTCCTCAGATGTATGTGATTTCGACGCTGTTCATGTTCTTGACGGCGTTTGTTCCAGCAGTGACCAGCACTTCCCGATAGTCGTCCAAAAGCACGGCAACAAGAAACCCTGTAGCGGTGTTGGAGTTCCTGACGAGATTGGCCCAATAGGAACCCGTGTACCGATACCACTTGCCACCATATAAATACTCGTCATTGGTGTCTGGAGTCGATGGGAAGTCGATTGGCATTTCTTGTTCTCCTTATGCTGGGACAACAGCATCAAGCGCAGCCCCGATGTAAGTTGGGCCATTCCATCCGGTCGGTGTTCTGTTTGGATGCGCTGTGTTCTCGCCAACTTGCAGCAATGCCCCGGCCCCGTTGTTCAAGCGGTAATCGCGGCATGCCAGATAACGACCTGATAGGTCAACCGTGTACCACTGGTCGGTCCACGGCGTGACGCAGTGATCCAGTCGGAACAGTTCGCAGCCTTGGGCGGGGTCGTTGAGGATGTTGTTTTCCGGAGCGACGCCAATGTTCGCCACTGGCTGGACAGAACTTGAAAGTCCCATGACGCAATCGGATACGCATACTTGAGAGAGAGGCAATCCAAGCCGCCGCCCTCCCGCACCAGAAACCACCATGTCCGTGCTGGGCCATGCATCCGGGACATTGGGTCCGGCAGTGCATTCCCAGCCTTGGAACTTGAGATAGCTCACGCCCCGTGATTCACCAGTCACCACCGTGTTGTCAAACAGGCAGTTTCGGAAACTCGATTCCTTGAACACGCCACGCACGTTGTGCTGACCTGATGTGGTCTTGTTGGTGCTGATGCCACGAAGGTGAAGACCGCGAATCTCTCCGATCAGCACATATCCACCACCAGAGTCCAGCAGTTGACCAGTGTTCTGCAACAGTAGGCCGCGAGCCATCCTGACGTTCTGTGCCTGCTGGGCGGTTCTGTTTTGCACAATGAGCTGATCTGCCGCCGAGTACATGTTTTGCAGCGTCAGAACTCGCACCCGCCCGTTGATGGCGGCGCAGTTGTCAAAACCCACGTTTCCATATGTGAGGTTGGCAATGTCGCAGTTCAGGAACCGAACGCCACGGGTGCGCGTGATCGCCGTGTTCGGTTCGTTTCGGTTGTCCAGAGAAACGGTTCCAAACACCGGATCGGCACCCGCCCCACTCTTGCGAATGATGACGTTGTGCAGCCCGTTGAGCTGGTAGTTGATGTCGCCCCAAGTTCCATTTGCCGGAGCGTTGTAAACCGTGTTGCTGGCGAATGTGGGGATCACGCCGCTGGTCATGTTCACGCCAGTTTCAGGCGCAGTCACAACCACGTTGAGGCGGATGTAGTTTTGATTTCCTGCACTGTCCCTGCCCCACACACGAAGCTGGTAGGTGCCGGGTGTTTCGTATGCATAGCTGGCAACAGGCCCGCCGCGCTCGGTGTCAGTTGAGAGTCCAGTCGTGCTGTGCGTCGTCCCTCTGTTCTCGCCGAACTCAAACAGATACTCAATCGTGCAAAACGCTTTGTCTGAGGTGTTCGCGTCGGTCGTCGTGCTGACAAACCCGTAGGCGTTGAGAAACACGGGGAACGGAGCAACACCCGTGATCGTGGTCACGTTGTCAATGACCGATGTGTTCTGAGGATTGCCGCTTGTGTCCGTGTAGTTCACGGTCAGTGCTGGCGTGATCGCACCAGACGGAGCGGGAGCAGGAGCAGCAGACGCACGATAGAAAGCCCCACCCTGACGGATGGCTAGCGTGAGTCCTGAAATCTCATAGGTCGCCATCAAGCGCTCACGAGTACGTCACCACCAACTCAGGGCGTTGACCGTCCGTTCCGACATCCGTGATGAACGTCGAATACTGGTCATTGCCCACCAGTTGCACGCCACACGCACCAGCACCCCCAGCCTGACGCCAAGCCTCCACCGTTGCTGCGTCCAGTGTGATCTGAACCCACACACCGTTTGTTGCCGGAGCATTGGCAGTGCCGATAGAGCTTGCCGAACGATCAGCAGCCCCCGACCCGCCAGCAGTGGCCCATGCCGACCCGTTGGCCCATTCCGTCCAGTTCGGCCCACCGCCCCACTCCGCCCAAGCACGAAGGTTGTTGTAGGCCGTGACAGTGGACGCGCCGAACTGCTCGCTCATGTAGATGCGCAGCGTTGCAGCAGTGATCGTTCCGGGGATGTTCGTGGTGTTGAAACCAGAACCGGGACGCCAGAGCATCCGAGCCGTTCCAGTTCCAGGCTCCCAATATCCGGCGCCCGTTCCGCCGCCATTTCGGTAAGTGACCGACTCGCCAAGGTCCAGATCAGACCCGGTGTTCTGAGAAACTGTGATCGACCCACCACCGCCAGATGCAGCAGGCGTGCGGTTCTTTATGTCGCTCCATGCACCAGCACCAACAGCGTTGACAGCCCGCACTTGCAGATCAGCGGCGGCACCAGCCGTCAGGCCAGCAGTGACCACGCGAACGCCAGTTGACGTGCCGGTGAACGCGATAGCCGAACCAGTGCCGACGCGGTATTCCAGCGCCGTGATCGCACTACCCCCATCAGAAGGAAGGGCCGTCAGGTTGAAGCTGATTTCGCCCGGGTTTGCCGTAGCCGTTGCCGTCCACATGCCAGCAGTGAACGCAGCGGGTTCCGTTGCAGCGGGAGTCCCACCTGCAAAGTCGGCCAGCACTGAAGCCGCAACGAGGTAGGGCGTCGTTTCTCCACTGACCACACGAAGCGCTAGAAAGTCGTCCGTGTTGGTAAGTGATGTAAGCCGCGCAGTCACTTGCGTTGCGCCGCCCATGGTCCCGCTGATGGCAACCCACTTTGAGCCATCCCACTCCCACACCGGAGAGCCGGAGGGATGTTGCTGGCCTACTGTTGGAGTTGAAGGAAAGCCAATCGGCATGTCACTTCTCCATGATGGTCAGTTCGCCAGAGAAGAACGTCGATGTGGTCGCCGATGCAAGAACGCAGTGCAGCATGCACGTCCCGTTGTACAGACGAATCCCAGGAGAGCCGATGACCTTCTGTGCGCTGACGTTGGGAATCGTGGTGCCGATGGTCGCAATGTCGCGGCAGATCATCAGCGAGACAGTCCCTGCCACAAGTGAAGTGTTGAGCGTGATGTTCTGGATCGAACGAACGCCCTTGTCACCGGCTTGGAGGTTGAACCAGACAATCGTTCCAACCACAGGAGTGATCGGGATTTGCGAACCAGCAATCGCGGACAGGGTTGCGGTGCGCCCTGCTACTCCGTCGCTGTTGGTGTAGCTCACGGTCGTGTTTGCCACTGCCGCCGCGTTGTTGTTGGCAGAGGTGGTCAGCATGGCAATCATGCAACCCTCGCCGTTCGTGGTCCCGTTGGCGTCGCGGGCCGGAAGCGTCGGGGTTGTGATCGCCTGTGCCGTAGTGGTCGCCACTGCGATACCACTGTTCACCCACAGGCAGTCAAAGAACAGATGCGAGTGGTTGACGCTCGCCGCCATCTGAATCTCGGTCAGGTAGTTGGCACCGATGGAAGGATTCTTGATGGTCACGCAACCTGCATCGGTGGTCGTGGTTCCATCGGTTGTTCTTCCGTTCAGGCCGGGAGTTCCCGGGTTCCAAGCACCCGGAAAACCTGCGTCCTTGCTGGTGCAGTACCAATACCCAATCGTGTCAGCAGCAGTGCCAGACTTCATGAACGGGACAGCAGTACCCGTGTAGTTTCCAAGGCCAGCAGGCGGGTACTCCGCGCCCTGTGCGTCACGGTGGCTCCATCGACCTTCCTCGTTGAACGTCATGTTCTCGCCGGGCAGAAGAATGAAGCCGATGGTTTCCGCTGCATTGGTCCCGTCATACACCTCGCAGGAAACGCGGGTCGATGCGCTGGTGTGGGTGTTGGTGATGTACAGCGCCTTAACGTTCCTGATTACTCCAGCAGAAGGAGCAGGAACAACAGTGGTTGTCGTCGCGGTTGCGATGTCCACCGTGTTCAGGCTTCCCGGCGTCACAACACCCGTCGCCGTGGCGTAGTCCACCCAAGAGGCGTGACAGTCGATGTTTGCCGCAGCAGCCGTGACGATGCGAACGATGTGTGTGTTTGCGGATAGGTTCAGCATGTCAGATGGCCCATGAAAGAATTGCGCTTTGGGAACTTCCCGTTCCGTCTTGACCGTCAACACCGTCCTGACCATCAGCGCCAGGAACGCCGGGGACTTGGAACCACGCCTCACCATCCCAAACGAATTGCTCGCCGGTCAGCGTGAACCAGATGGGATAGGTGGCAGGGTTCGGGGCCGTTGCGCTGATGGCATACGAGGCACCACCCCCAGCAATCGCCAGATCGCCAGAGCCAAGCAGTGATTGACCGTTGACGGTCTTGATGTTGGTTCCACTTACTAGAGCGGCTTGTTTGGCCGTCCAAGTGGCTTGCGTGGCATCAGAAGGAAGCGAGTAGCCCGCAGCGAACGTGATCGCCAAGGTGCCCGAGCTGGTCACTGCACTGGATGCAGAAAACCCGGACGGCACAGAGACACCAACCGATGTGACCGTGCCCGTGTTCGCAGTAGCCCCAGCCGCAATGCCGTTGAGTTTCGTCAGCAGTGCGGTCGTGAAGTTGTTGTCGGTGTGGACATACGAACCATCAATGACCGTGTTGGCGCTGTAGCCCTGCACAGTCACACCGATAGATGAAGAGAGCAGATAACCCGCGCCAGCGTGGTTTCCCCAGCCGTGCGCGGTGTTCCAGTTGCTCACCTGTTGACCAGTGATCCCAGCCGCAGGGGATGCCGTGAAGGCAGGTTCTGTTTCGGCGGTCAGGTAAGAGCCAACTGGCTGCTTGTTGTCGAGTGCTTCCGTCAGACCTACCACGCTCCCAATCGAATGCGCGTGAGCAGCGGGCGTGAAGGATGTAGGCTTGTCGGTGATGTCGGCCCATGCCGCAGGACCAGAAGCCCCGCCGCCAGTCGAAGTAGATGCAACGATCTTCCAGAACCTGCCGTTCCATTGGTAGGTCTTGCCGCCAGTCGTAACCTGCTGGCCGTTCGTTGGGTCTTGGGGTAGCTGGATAGGCATTACGGCACCAAGAAGAAGTTGGCTTGCAGCTTGGCTACCCATGCTGCTTTGATTTCAGCGGTCAGCAGTGGGGTAGATGCGGCTGCAATCGCCTGTGCGGCAAGCTCGAATGAGAGGGTCGCCATGTACGCCTGTGCGGATTGAACGGATGCGTCATCCATCAGGCTCGTCAACTGCTGAACCGTCCACACACCAGAGCGAACACGACTCATGTTGTCCGCAGCCATCCACGCCATCAGATCGGCCTGCACTTCTGCGCGGCGCTTGTAGCGGTTCTGGTCTAGCTGGCGCTGCTCTTCCGCCGTTGGCGTTGGCACAGGGTCAGGCGTGTTGCCAGCACCCAGCCATGCGACATAGGCCAAGTAATCAGGGTTGGTGTTCGGGAACTCAGGCGTCGTAGTGATCGGAACCTTGGCCCCGTCATCACGCACCACATAACCCTCTCCGGTCAGTCTGTAGCTCATGCGTACCACCCCGGAGAAGTCGCCGTACCAGCAGAGTTGCCCGGCAAGTAGGTCGTGCCAGCGCCAGCAACATAGATGCCGCCAGCGTTCACAGCGTTGTATCTGGCACCAGTTGCAGAGCCTGAGAACGTGTTGCCAAAAGCAGCAATAGACCCGCCACGCTGGGCATCAGCAAACGGGCCTGAGAAAGCGGGGGTTCCTGTGAGCGTGATCGTGGCCGACTGAAACCGAATCTGCCCACCCTCAACAGAGACAGCGTGAGAAACACCACCACCAGTGATCGAGTACGGTTGGCTGGCATTGGTCACGATGGCACCGCGACCAGCACGGATGTGAGATGCGGAAGGAGAGGCCCCGAACTCGACGTTTCCGAAGACGACTTGGGCATTGAAGCCATAGATGAAATCAAGCAGTTGCCTGCCAGAAACCACCGACTCCATCTTGAGTTGACTTATGGAGTACACCCCGTCATGCCCTGCGGTCGTGGTGTTTCCGAAGCAGTATCCAGTCCCACCGGAAGCAATTGCGCGAACAGTCGTTGAGCCAACGCCCTGCCCTGCAATGTTGATCCGCCCGGCCCCCACAAAAGACTTGAGCGTTGCGCCGTCGAACGTGCCGGACCCAATCGTGATCGACACGTTGTAAATGCCAAGGTCAAGCGATGCCGCCGTGTCGATGGCCTTCTGAATCGTCAGGAACGCACCGCCACTGGTGTTTGCCAATCCATCGTTGACATCGTTTCCATCCGTGCGAACGTAGTAGGTGCGGTCAGCAGTCAGCTTCTCCCGAAACTGTCCTTTGAAGTAGGCGAGAAGAACCGCCTTGAGGTTTGCCCATGTCAGCTTCTTGAGCGACCATGAATCGGCACTGTCAACAAGCGCCAGCTCATCCGCATCAACAGGAGTTGATTTGCTCGTGGCCGCGTGGATGTTGACGGCAGGATCAGAGCCGCTTGGCTCCACCCATTGAGCAGTTGTTCCGTCATCCACCCACAGCAGGAAAACCCCATCTGTGAGGTTGAACCACAGAGGGTAGGTGTCAGGGTCCGGCTCGGTAGTCGATGCGATGTACCCCGCACCACCACCACCAGACGAACCGACTTCAATCCATGTTGCCGTTACGCCATCGTCCACCCAGACGAGGAATGCTCCTGTGTCCAGGTCGAACCAAAGAGGGAAGTTGTCAGGATCAGGCGCACTCGACCCAACATGCAAGCCGCCGCCCTCACCTACCTTTGAGAAGTCCTGATAGGTTGAAGTCGTCAGGCCAACAGCAAGGCGGCTTTCGTCCGTGATGACGTAGAGTTGCCCCGGCAGCAGTGAGCTACCTGACGCGAGCGCATCCAGCGCCGCCCGCGTGCCGCGTTTGTGCTGGATATTTGGCATGCCTTAGAAAGTGCCGCAGTCCACGTCACCAACAGCCAGCGTCACAAATGCGTTGCCTGCGTCTTTGGTCCACGACATGGATGTGTTCATGCGGATCACGCCGTTGGTGCCGTCCGTACCCCACAGAAAGCCCGGCGTACCACCACTGACAACCGCCACCATCTCATCCGAACTTCCGGCAGGAATGGCAAGAGCAGTCTTGAAGGCGTTGAAGGTGATCTTCTTTTCCTTCTGACCAGATGCCTCGCTGGCGTCGTGCAACAGAAGGAAGTCGGCGGCACCATCAACAGATGCCAGCGTGGCAAGGTCGTCAATGGCGGGGACAACCGGAATCTTGGTCGTCGCATCCGTCGCAAGGTGCAGAGTTCCGCGGTCGGTGGTGACAAGCGGCTCACCAGCCAGCATCCCGGACGATGGCAGGTTTGCTTTGAGGCCTCGTTTTAGTTGAAGGCGTGGCATGGCTTACTCCTAGTTGAATGTCCCAAGGTCGATCTGCTCAAGATCGAGGTTTGTCCTTGCTTGGGTTTTTGCGGTGTCGTTGGACGCGATTTCCGAGAATCGAGCGGCCAGTGCGAAAGGCTCAGGCCACGATGCGCCGGGCGGGCCTTGAATGAGGCGAGACAGAAAGACCTTTGTCTCGTTCGTCTTGAGAACAACTTTGGTGGTGACTGGCTGATAGCTGACCAGCGAGTCCGACTTCCTGACGAAGTAGTTAGACACCGCGCGTCACCTTGTAGTCCGCGACCACAGAACCCTCGACAAAGAAGATGCTGCTACCGTCAGGGAAGATCAGCTTCAGGTCGTAGACACCAGACTTCCAGCCGGTGATGAGCGCCGTGTCTTCATCGCTCATGTATGGCGCAATGGTCCCCGCGGCACCACCCAACAGGATTCGGCTGTTCGCAGTTGAAAGCGTCAGCAGGATATCGGGCGAATCGGTCTTGTCGCGGATGTGCATTACCGCGCTGCACCCAGTCAGGTTGACCGGCGTAGAAGTCGCCTCTGTTTCTCCGACGCGCCATTCCCACGGCTCAGGCGAGAACGTGCCTCCCACCGGGATAACTAGCTTTTCTTTGAAGGGCGTCCATTCCATACGCGGGAGTCTCGCAACCCCCGCGCATACCGTCGAACCCTACAAGGGTCAGCCTACCGACTCGACCAGTTGGCTCGTTGCGTTCAGGCCGTTCAATGCCGCCGCTGCTTGCTGGCCGACTGAGTTCGCCGCTGCAACCGTCGCGTCCACACGCAGCCTCGTGTAATCCGCGTCCGTGCTCTGGTTCGCAAGAGCCGCTTTAACCGCGTTGTCGGCGTTGAACATATCCACCTTGGCCGCGAGTTCCGCAGCGCCTGTGCGGGCGTTGTAGTACCCCGCAACCGCAGAAATCAGGCGGGCCTGTGCATCAGCCGATTGAGTGGACATCTTGGACGCAATGTCCGGTGCGGTTGCTAGTGCCCTGATGTAGTCGCCAGCCGCAGAAATCGCCTTGGTGCGGTAGTCGATGGCCTGAGCGATGGCAAACCGGATGTTTTCAATCTCAGTCTCAAACGCCTTGATGGCTGCATCACGGGAGACTGCCGCCACTTGTTCCGTCCGGCGCTGGGCCAAGGTCGTCAGGGTTGCCGCTGCGGCTCCTGGCGGCATTGGATAACCTCTTGCCGCCCACTGGTTCACAGCCTGCTCTGCGGCGCTGAACGACTCAGCAGAAATCCGGTCGCGGTCGCGCTGCCAGATTTGCCGTTCGACGTTGGCATTGATCCCTGTTCCCCCGTTGGAGATGGCGTTTTCAAGCCACGCCTCAACAGCAGGCATCAGGCTTGGGCTGATCGGGAAGAATTCAACGATGAAGTCTCGGAACCTGTCCGACAGGTCTTCGATGATCTGCGCATACATCGAATCGAAAACCGTGGTGTCGATCCCGTCCACCCGACGAGGAATAGAAACGCTCGGCTCGTCAACCTCAACACTTCGGATGACGGGAGAAGTGAAGCGCGAGTACCCCCCAGCCTGCTGGATCGCCAGTCCGGTGTATGCATCGGCAAGGTTGGCTTTGTTCTGCGCGACCAACAGCGCGTTGTTGATGATCGTGTCAACGATGGCCATCACAGACTCCGTTTCAGTTCGATGGGTTGAAATTCGATGTTGTGCAGGTCGAAGGCATCACCATCCGATTGCAGGGTGAAGCCGTAGAAGTTCGACCGAAGCCCACGGCCCAGCTCGAAGCGATGGGTTTTCATGAGGGCTGTTGAGTCCCGCGCGGTGTAGTAGTAGGTCCGGCCATCCGACTCGACCTTGAGCACCGTCTTTCCGTTGGAAGACATGCCGATGTAGACATAGGGCACAGCCTTTCGGTTGTTTGTCCCAAAGTTCAGGCTTCCGAAGTCCACTGATGCCGTGATCGTGTCGGCCCCATCCGTGTTTCCTTCCAGCAAGTGAATGCCAGTGGAGTTGACCCCGTAGGTCTTCCCGTCCAGCGTCATGAAGCTGTTGAAGTCGTAGTTTTCGTAACGGGTCGAACCCATCGAGTCCATGTGAAGCGCCCACACCGACATTCCGTCTCGCTGGAGGGATGCGATATCCCCAGCAGACATCACCGACGACAGCAGGGCATAAACAACTTGAGTGAACGTGGCTGACGAGTTGGCATCTACTTCGTTCTCAAGCAGCATGTGCGCCACTTGCGTAGCGTCCAGCGTTGCCACCGCTTCCATGCGGGAGTTGAAGACCACGTAAACAGTTGGTCTTGCAATCATCCTGGCGCCCGAATAGACGAAGCTCACCACCGTCAGACGGTCAGGGAATTCCGCCTCTGCAATCCCGCCCCTGAGAGCAGGGAGTGCCCCACGGACAACCGCACCTTGCGAATCAGAGATGAATCCTGAAAGTGCCGGACTATCCGTGTCCACCGTGGCAAAGGTCATGTCGTTGACCATGATCGCGCCGAACAGTGGGGGGACTTCCGAGAAGGTGTAGTTGAACTCTGGAGATACCCCGTAGTCCGAGTACGCCATGATTTCGCCCGTCAGAGCAGGAAGCTCCGACCGGACATAGGTATAGGTGTACGGCGCAATCAACCCGCTCAAAGCAGGAAGACTCCCCGACACGACGATGCTGTCTTGCTCGGTAATCGTCCCCGTCATAGCAGGGAATTCACCCATGACAAGAGTGGCCGTGGACGACTCGAAGATGCCTCCGCGCAAAGCAGGAAGCACGCCATAGACAACATCGGGGTACTCCAGCACCTCGTTGCTGACCGAATCCCCCCCAAGGTACAGGGCAGTTGAGACATAAGTGATGTCGTCACCCATCGTTGCCTCTGCGACCTTCACCTCACCCTCTTGCCCGTCCTCGCTGGTCAGGAAGAACTCCACCCTGTTGATGGTCTTCCTCATGGTCAACGCATCAACATAGGGGTTGTAGGCCCCGGGGTCAGGTTCTGCCGTTGCCTCGGGGATGGTGTGGATGATTTCCCCGTTGGAAATGATGTGCGCCACACCCTTGAGCGTCACCCAACCCAAAATGATGTCGTCATACCCAGCCTTCACTTCTGGAGTCTTGGACAGGCCGACAATCGCACCCACTGCCCCGCCCGACATGTAGGACAGGTACATGGTCGGCCCGATAGGCTCAGGGATGTAGCCACGGGTATTCCATCCCGGGTTAAGGTCGTAGTAGCGACGAGGAACGGGAAATGGTGTGTATGAGTAGATCGGGTTGCCGAACGGATCAATGCCGACAAGCGTTCGCGTCCCGTCAAGAGTCGTGGACGATCCAACACTGCTTCCAGTGACGTAGCGTTCTTCCTGCTCACCAGGTTGTTTTTCAGGCGTTCCTGATGGCGATCCTGGCGGCGGAGAAACCGGCGTCAAGAAGGTTTCTGCCTCGGCTTCCGTGCCGAATCCACCCTCACCGAATGAACCAAGGCCCTCTGTTCCCGTAGCCATCAGCTACCCCCTTGATTTGCCCATTGAGTGGATGGGACGGAATAGATGTACTCGCGGGCGTACTCGACATTCAGCACACCGGGCGGCGGTGCATCTGCAAATCCGACGCGAACGATCACGGTCTTCTCAATGAAGGTCTGAGTGAAACGCTCGCTCGGAACCCATGGCGGCGTCGGTCGTGTCGGTAGCATCATCTGTCCTTGTATCTGTCAGGCAACGTCACATCAACGATGTCGCGCCATGCCGGGCCGGGGTTGAGCGTCTGAAAATTACCGCCCCCATCCCCCAACTCCATGGCGTCGATCCGTGCGAACGAATCAGCCTTGTAAATCCGCGCCTTCTTGCTCCACGTAGACCCCTGATCTTCGGATGCGTAGACGTGGTATTTGGAGTCTGACGGACTCCACGAAGGAATCAAAACCCTACCCGGGTCTTCTGCGGTTGCCGCCTTGTGCGCCCTCAGGTCGCCGAAATACTGATTGAGCAACGGAGCGTGAAAGCCGGATGGAGTGAACGGGTCGCCCCACGTCAAACCTCGGTCGGTTGACTTCCTGAAAGTCACATCTTTTCCAGTTCCAGGCGAACCACTGGCAATCTTTGCCAGAACTACCCCATTTCCAAGGTGCGCGATGTTCTGCCAGAACTTGGAGAGTTGAAAGGTCGCGGTCTCCGAATCCTCATGGACGATTGAGCCGGTCGCCGTCCCTCCACTGATGGAGACATGGGCCACCCGTGTTTTCCAGCCGGTCGGCATCCTCTGCTGAAAGGCCATTGAAAACTCGTTGTCACCCGTCGCCCCAAGAACCATCGAGTACATGGTGCGAGACAGGTCGAACTGGTACGTCCTTCCTGCGGTCGTGCTGAACCACAGAGTCCCCAGCTCATTGGAAGCAGTTGGAATCCTCCCGCCATTGAACACAGAGGTCGTCAGGTCGGTGAACGTGTAGCTTCCGAAGCTTCCATTGTTCGGAGTGACAACCGCCCACAACTTGGGCCGGATGTCGTCCGTTCCGTTCCACACACCAGGTCGGAAGAATGTCTCAGCCAGCAGCAGAACCGTGAAGTCCTTGAGGACGATCAGTGGCGTGATCCACATGAACTCTGCATTGGCTCGCGTGAACGCAGAAGCAACGATCCGGTATTCCTCAAGCGTTGGAGTTGGAGAGTTCTCGTGCCCGCGAACCAGTGTTGGATCAGCCAGAGGTCGGCCAACAGAATCAGTCCGTCCAAAGTTCGCCACCGACTCAACAGCAATCGAGCGTTTGAAGATCGGATGAATCCCCCAATACGCCAGCTCGTCACCGTTCCGAAAGTACATGGTGTTGCCACCAGTCAGCGGAAGGTAGGTGTAGAAGTCCGTGTAACTCGCCGTGGTCCGTGGCTTCTTGAGGTAGCCGTCGTACACCAGTTGGACCGGCTGAGTCTCGCGGTCGAACGTCACGTTCTCAAAAACACCCGGCCTGATTTCGTATGTGTGGGTGTGTGACGTGATGCTGTAGGCCCCGATGGTTTCCGTGAAGTAGATGCCATTCGGCCCCGCCGCGAGAATGTTCTCTTTGACGAAGGCCGACTTCCTGAAAATCAACCGATAGTCTTGCGCCTCCATCTGCGTGTCGAACGCAAGCGATGAAGTGATGTACTCAGGATCGCCAGAGACAATGACGCGCGAGAAGTCACCCGACTGGATGGACAGCGTATTGATGTCTGGTCGGGTTCTCTGGTAGTCCCCTCCGGTACTCTGAGCGCGGCGCACGCCAGAGCTTCCGAATCCACTAGGTCCGGTCGGCTGTTTTGGGTATTTGCAGACCGGCTTTCCCATTGCTAGATCGGAACCTCGGTCCACTCCGCTGAGTAGGCCCGGAACCGCTCCTGACACCCTGAATTCGCTTTCCACAAAACGCGGGTCGGGGTAGGTCCATAGCCTTCCAACTTGTGAACCCAACCCCAGCACCCGCCCAGCCAAGGAGGGGTGTTCCGAGTAATCTCTTCGCCCGGTGGAGGGCTGAGTACATCAAGGTTGTACTCAGGCATGGTCAGGCAGCAGGGATCGTGAAGCCCATGCCGTCAATGGTTTTCACTGCACCAGAGGTCAGCACGTTGTTGACCATCACCATGTCGCCAATCGCAACACCGATGTTGCCCTGAATCCGCAGCGCACTGGTGCTGGCTCCGCGCGTGTCGCCCAGCGTTTCCAGACGGAACCACGTAGCAGTTCCACTGGCCGCGTTGGTGCCGGAAACAACCTGAGAGGCCAGCTTTGCCAACACGCCATCGGTCGCAGCAGCCTCAAAGGCAATGCCAACACCAGCAGGGCCGGTCAGCACACACAGCAGGGTCGCGCCGGTCGCATCAGCATCGGCGGTCGCCACTTCGGTTCCGGCATAGATGCTCAGGCGAGAGTCAGCGTTGAAGGCCGAACGCAGCGAGCCGGTGACAGCCATGTGATTGCGAAGGCCGGTGGAAATCTTGTAGGCCATGGGAACTCCTTACACAGAAACAAACTGGAATGCGAGAGCGACTTCCAGTCGGCCCCCGTTGGAAAGTTGCTTGACGGTCGGCGCACGGACCACAGAGCACAGAACACCCGTGGTGCCACCCTTTGCCGCAGAGGTGGAGAGGAAGCCGCCGTAAACCGTCTTGTCGGCGTTGCCGGTGAATTCGGTCAGGTTGGACAGGTTGTCCATGTTTCCGCTCGACACAGTGCCGAACGTCACAGCCGGTCGCGTGGTGGACGTGTAGGCAGTGCATTCCGTGGCGTTGGTCGGGAAGGTCGCCATCGTGTCCGTGGTCAGAGGAACGTAGTTCCCTTCAAACAGGCCGCAATAGAGAGTTGCGTGCTGGGTGCCGCCCTTGAATGACGCATTGAGGATGTAGTTCAGACCCTCGACCGGAATCAGGTTGCGCACGGTTTCGACAGAAAGGACATTGCCCTCTGCGTCTTTTTCGGTGAACGTCCACACAAAGGACGGTTTGAGTTGTTCCACGATAGGACTCCTGTCAGCTCTCGATGAATTCCATGAATGAACGCGCAGCCACCGAACCACTTGGGACGGGCTCTGAAAGCGTTGCGATGAACTGCCGCATTCCGTTCGTTTCCCGATAGACCGCCGCACCAACGGCAGCAGCAGGGAACTGGATTTGCTTGTCTTGCAGCAGGTTGAAACTGCCGTCTTGCGATGCGCGGATTTGCCCGCGAGGCGTGAACCACATCAGGTCCGTGCTGTTCGGAACTTCGGTCAGAGTTCCCTCTACAGCCCCGTATGGCGCGACTTCGGTGAATGAGGCTTCTTGCGGCTCACCGGACAGAAACCAAGTCTTGGAATCAGTCGCCACGAAAACACCTGCATCAACCGCAGCAAGAAGGCGGATGTTTTCCGGCAGTGGGATGTAATCGACACCGGGCCGGTGAAGCAGTGACCAGGGCTGGGTGTAGACCAGCATTCCGCCAGTCGCAGCAAACACCCGCCCATTGCGGAAGGCGAGGATTCGCGCGGGAGGAATCTCGTCTTCCACTTCAAACCGGATCGGCTCGCCGGAATCGTTGTGCAATCCGATGTTCAGCACACCAGACGACAACTGGCCTTGTTTGTAGAACACCGAGCCATCCGGCGCAGTCATGAAGACCTGAACCGAGTTGGCCTGCGACCCAACGTCAACCGTGATACGCCCGTTCTGCGGAACTTCTGCGACCAATGGAATGGTCATTGGCGAGCGTCGGCCATCAGGGAACACCGCCGCAAAGCACAGCATGTAATCGCCCTGTACCAGCGATCCACCAGTGGAAACAGTGAAGGTCGGTTGCGGGTTCGGCTTTGACGGAAGTAGGCGACCAGAAGACCAGTTCTTGACCAGCTTCGTGAAATAGCCGTCAGACCAGACAACGCCCATCGGCGTTTTGACATAGGCCACCCGGGCGAATGCTGAACCAAGATCGTCCAGCTTCGTCAGCAAAGTCCCGTTGAACTTGTGAAGCTCGTCACCGACAGCAATCAATGCGCCCGTGCTGTCCACCGAAAAAGCAGAACGGGCATCCTGAGCCGCCAGAATGGAAGAACTGCCTTGGCGTGTCTGGAATGTTCCAGAGGCCGACAAATCGACATTGACAGCATCGCGCACAGGCATTCCGCCGCCCTCGTCCGGTTTGAGCCGGTCGATAGGCTGGCGGTTATTGATGCCTGTGAAGCGCTCGATCTTCATTTGCCCGCGATGGTGGCGGGCGATGAAGATTTAGGCGAACCCTACAAGGGTCAGAAAAAAGAAAACCCCGCCGAAGCGAGGTTTCATGGATGGTGCGCCTGGAAGGACTTGAACCCTCAACCCGGAGCCTAGAACACTCTTGCTCTATCCAATTGAGCTACAGGCGCTTATTCAGCGTCTGGCCCTTCGAGTTGTAGTTTTGGTCATATGGTGCATTTGGTGCTGGGTGAGGTGCTTGAGTCCTCGCGCTACTCGTTACAAGTGAGTTGCTCTACATCTGAGCTAACCCAGCAAATCTGGCTGTGGAGGCTGGGATCGAACCAACGACGGGGTGATTAACAGTCACCTGCTCTACCAACTGAGCTACACCACAATTAATTGCATTCTGCCATCAGAACGTCACCGCATCAAGTGCATCACGTCACCTCTTGCTCTTAGCAATCAACCAAATGCCAAGCGGCACCGCTGCCATCAGCGAATAAGGCAGTGACAGAACGAACATCACTGCGATTCCAAGGGCAACACTGATTCCAGCCAAGTTCATCAGCGCCCCTCCAGAGCGGCGCGGACTTCCTGGCGGATTTCCTTTGGTGCAGTACGGGCCATGCGCGATGCCTTGTCTTCCTTGAGTGCGCGAACACGCTTCAACACTTGAGACATATTGATCCGAATCGGACTATCAGGGTTGCGTCGGTTCCAGTTTGCCAGTTCTTCGCGGGCCTCTTGCACGCCTTCTTGATCCTGAGTCGCCAGAGCCTTTGCCCACTTGTCGGCAATCTCTGATTCACGAATCTTGTTGAGCGCGACCATCTGCTGAACCGTGCGGGTAGCGTCCTGAACCTTGGACACATCGGCGGGCTGGAAGCCGATTGCTTTCAGTGCTGCGTCCGTTGCGTCAGTTTCGACAACCTTGCGGCCCTTGGCGTCTGCATATTGGTCGGTCATCGCCATTCTGCCGCCTTGGATCAAGTTGCGCACGGCAACCGGAGAAACAATCTCCCCTGCCTTGGCGATTTCACCTTGCAGCAGATAACCGGCTCCTTCAAGGAATCGGCGGGTCATGTCTGCTGCCGGGCCTGCCAACTCAGCCACATCGCGCCCGTAGTCCTGCTTCTTCACGAACAGGCCAGTCCCGGGGACAAGGTTGCCAAGACCAAGGCGACCAGAGACATCAGTAGGCGACCACGGAAGACCTGATAGGCCGTTCTCGACAAACCGTGCAGCGCCTTCTCCGAACGTGTTTGCCAGCCATTCCTGACGCAGTTGGCGGGTCTGGAAGTTCAGGCCGAACACCCGTTGTGCGATCCCGTCTACAACGTCTTCGGCGTCCTCAACGCCTGGAAGTCCACCAGCACCAGCCATCATGAACAGAACACCAACCATCAGCGCAGCAGCACGGCGACCCTCTGGCCCGCTTGCTGCCATTCGTTGAAGCAGCTCGACGTATGAAATGCTGTAGGTCTTGAATGTGAAGGCGAGAGCACCTATGGTCCCGCGAGCCCACTCAGGACGATTTCCCTTGTTGTAGACAAGCTGGGTTTCCTTCACAGCCTGTTTGGCAAACTCATACGGGTTCGCCTCGCCCTTCTCCACTGCCGCGCGGTATGCCGCAATGAAAGTCGTTCGGCGGTTGAACTGCTCGGGAATGCTGAACACCTTGCCCCAGCCAAGAGACAGGCGAGACAGCGTGTTGGACGCGAGCGCAGCAGCATCACCTGCCTTCGTGCCGTCTCCAGCTTTCAGCGTGGCCTTTCCCTGCGCCTGAGCCATCAACTGGAAGATTTCTTGCGGGCTAACAATGCCCTCTTCCTCGGCCTGCTTGAGCATGGCGTCCAGCTTCTTATCGCCGGTCGCCTTCTTGAGCGAGTCGCGCACAGCCTGAGTCATCAGTGCAGCGGAACGCTTCATGCCGACGAACTGAGACAGGTAGGGGAACGTCACTTGCGCCGGTTGCAGGGCGTTGATTGCAGCCGATGCTATAGACCCGCCAAGGTACTGAGCGAACAGCAGACCACGGATGGCCTGCGCCTCTTCCTGCGGGTCCATCGTGTACCGCGCCAGCTTCACGGCGGCGTCCTTGGCCTCGCCCATGTCGCGGGGAATGTCGTTCACCCCGTTCATGATTTCGCCAACATGCAGGTTCGATGCCGTCTGCCGTGCGTTGGAGTAGATGAACGATGCCAGCACGCGGCTTGCGTCCTCGCTGTAGCCTGAGATACCTTTGCGCTCGATCAGTCGCTTCAATGCGCTGCGGTTGGACTTTGCGAGTTTCAGGTATGTCTGGAACGCCTCGTTCTCCTGACCATCGGCCTGAGTATCAAGGCCCAGCATGGTCCCGAACAGCTCCAGCGTTTCAGGGCTGATGCCTTGGAACAGCTTGTAGGACTGCTCGGACATCATCCCGACTTCCACCGTAGCACTCGGGAACTGCTCGCGCATCTGGCGTGCAGCACGCGCAGCAGACCGCCGGTCCTCATACATGCCGAAGAACAGTTGTTCACCGTTCTTGTCCTTGGCATAGATGGTGTGACGGCCAAAGCGTTGCAGCGGGGCATAGCCCTTGTCCATCAGGCGCTGCGCCTTCTTGGACCGTTCAATCACTTCGTTGGACGTGTCCAGCAGCATTGCCTTGCGGCCCTTGTCCTCAAACTCAGCGACCGAAACCAGATAGTCACGGATGGTTTCTGCGCCTTCCTTTAGGCTCATGCCCATCACCGTGTCCTTGATCGGCTGTGCGTCCTTTCCTGCGAATTGCAGCAGGTCGGACAGCGCAAGGTCGGTCAGGCTCTTGTCGGTGGCTGCGCGGAACTCTCGGTACAGAGAAACCTGCTCGTCGGTCAGCTTGAACTTGGAGCGCAGTTCATCGTCCGTCCAGACAATGCCGGCCTCGCCCACATCATCAGTTTGCACAGGCTTGCCAGATCGCGGGTCACGATACCAAGACAGCGTGCCCTCAAAGATCGGGGCTGCAATCGCTTTGTTGTCCTCTGCGCTGATTGGAGACTTGCCCAAGTCCTTCCAGCTCTCCAGCTTTGGGATGATCTTCGGCGCCATCGCAGCAGCCTCTGCGCCGTAGAAAGACACGCTGTTGATGAAGTCTTGGACAGCGTTGAACACGCGCTTGAACTCAGGCACGCGCTCTGCAAGGTTGAACGGAGTCCCAACGGTCTTGTGCCACCAGTGCAGTTTCCCCTTGACCTTGAACGTGTCGTTCAGCGCTTGGACAACCGGCTTCACTGCGGCCTGCTTGCCTAGTTGCTCTGCTGCATCGGCAATGCCAAAGTTCGCTTCATCCTCACCAGCAAACGCAGGCCCATCCTCAGCCCTGAAACTCCGCGCCTTGCGAAGTGCCACGTTCTCACGCATCACCTTTGCACCCAGCTCAAGTGCTTCTGTCAGAGCATCCGTTTCCTTCACGTCCATTCCGATGATCCGGCGAACCATCGCAACGAACCTTTGCCATGCACTGCGGCCAAGTACTGGAATGCCCTTGAGTTGCTTTTGAAACTCAGGGTTTGTGAACGCTTCGGCTACGAACTCGCCGACGTTCACCTCGTTGGTGCCTTTCTTGAGCGTCAGGCCGTACTGCTTGCGCATTTCAGGGCTGGCGACCTTGTACACCTGAGCGGCCAAACGCTTCATCTGGTCTGTGTACTGCCCGCCACGATCCAGCGCCATCAAGGTAGCCGAGTGGACAGTCTCATGCAGGAAGATTTGCTCGGCACGGTCTGACGCTGCTTCTGACAGCGTTACTTCGTGGTTCTTGCGGCTGTATTTGGCAAGGAACTTGAAGCCTTGACCACCTCCCATGTCACCACCCAGCGACACGGAAGGATTTGCGCCAGTCTTCACCAGCAGATCAGCAAGTTGTTTGCGAAACGGAGACTTTGACGCATCAGCAATGAACCGCAGGATGTCGTTTGCTTCACGGCCTTCTCCTGCCATGTCCATTACTGCGCGGTCTACGGGAGTGGCGGATGCGCGGGCTTTCTTGGTGCCGTAGTTGGTGATGTCAGGGTCGGTCGAATCGAAGGTGCCTTTGTTGTCGGTCGCGGACTTGATCTGTTCTGGAAAGAAGGCAACAAAAATGCGGTTATCAGAGCCTCCTGAGTTGCTGAATCCATCAGCTACAACGCCATCAAAGCCCGTCACATCGCGGGCTGCTTGGTTTACAAACTGCGGGCGGACTCCAGAACCAACGATGCCGCTCAACTGGTCAAGTGCGGTTTCATCCTCTGCGATCATGTCCGCTGCGGTCTTGATGACTCGCCTCAGTCCTTCGCTTCGCACATCCCCGAAGTTGGCAAGGAACCCATCGGCAATGTCTCCGCCCTCGTCTTTCGCCTCCAGTTCAGCCACGCGGGCGACGATCTTCTGCACCACTGCATTGCTGAACGGCTTCGCGTCATAGGCAAGCGGCTTCTTGATGGACAAGAAGACTTCCATAGGTTGACCGTACCCGGAAGCAACCTTCTTGCTGTTCGTGAAGTAAAAGCCCGCCCCCTCCGCTCTACCCTGCTCACCAATCTTGCTGTAGTCGAAGGTCGTGAACTTGCCGCGAGTCCCGTGATAAACCACCAACGGCTTGCCCTGAGCATCGACCACCTTGGAGTCGCCAAACCATCGCTTGAACGCTTCGGTTTCCGTCTGCTCGACGCCCATAAACGCATCATCGCCCGCATCCTTTGCAGCATCTTCCTTCGGTGCTGCGGCTTGCGGCTTGGCTGGCTTTTTTTCTGCATACCAGAAAGCCTCAAGGAACTTGCCAAGACTCTCAGGCTTCGGTGCGTAGCTGCCTAGCAGGTTTCCGCTCTTGCCCTCAACGCGCAGCCGACCTTTCTTGATCGACATGGTGACGCCTGGAAACTTTCCATCTGAGCCAATTGATCCATCCGGCAGAACCTCATAGCCGTACTGCTTCGCAATTGCGTCGTACTCTGCGAACTTGTTCTGTTGTGCCTCTGCCTGCTTTTCAGCGGCTTGCGGTTGTGCGCTTACCCCATCGGCTGCGGGCTGATTTTGTGGTTTCGGCCTTGATGCTCGTTGCTCGTAATCGCTTTGAACGCTACCAGTCCACCAGTCAAGCGGCGCAGTAACGCTGCGAGCCTGACCAACAGTCATTCCAAGATCAAGGAATCCGCGAATCGTCGCCTCTTGGTCGATCTTTCCATCCAAGTTATCACGCACCAACTTCTGAGCACGCTCAAGGTATGCCGGCTTCCCGTCATTGATGCTGTAACTTTTCCTCTTGGAATCCTTCACCCCATCGGCTTGTGCGTCACTGGCTCCAGGCGCTGCGCGGCGCTTCTCTTCGGCTTTGAGTCGTTCAATCTCAGAGTCGATTGCTGCCAACATGCCTTTGTTTACCGTTCCGCCATCCCAGCCTTTACGGGCCTCGGATTGACGCTTCCTAGAAGCCCATGCGATGGCTCTTGCAATGTCTTTCAGGTCAACGGTTGAAAGATCGTCTGTATTGGCAACACGGTCGTAGTTCTCCGTCCACTCACGGATCGACTTGTCCTGCTGGCTTTCTTCTGATTTCTCTTTGGGCTTGAACTTTTCCCCAACATCAGCCCTTGCCGAGTCATCCTGATTGATGATGCTGCGCGGGATTTCTTCACCGGAAACAACATCGCCGCCCCATCGGATTGTTGGGATGCGATCCTTGCCGCCGTCAAGGTCTTCCTTGAATACGCGGTGGGTTCTGCCGTACTTGTCCTTGATCCTGACAATCTCCTTCACCCCATCCGTCTGTACACCGGCACCATCTCGCGCTGCGGGAACTCCAGCAGAAGCGGCATCATTGCCTCCCTCTGCTTCTCTCGCTTCAACTGGCGCGGCTTTGGTGGCTTCTCCTGCGGTTCCTTGCGGTGTGTCTTGGACATTGGCTTTTGCAAGTGAGCTTTGAATCAGCTTTTCAGCGCGGTCTGCGTCAATCTGCTTTGAGTAGCCAGCATCAGCAGCAGAAACAATCGCGTCTTCAATGGTTTCGTGCTGGGCGTCGCTGACAGGCCCTTTTTTGTCATAGATGGTCCGCTGGAACATGCCGGGATTTTTTGCACTCGGCGTGACAAGCGTGATTTGCCCTGTCTTGCTGATAGCAGCGAAAAACCCATCAGTTGCAATGTCTTTTGCTACATTCATCCGTGCGTCTGGCGACACTGGAACCAACTCAAGTTCAGCAAGTTTCTCTGCCTTGATCGGCTGTCCCGTGCGAATGATCCGCTCAGACATGACCTCAACGTCTTGTCCAAGCATGGACCGCTGGGCATTTTCAAACGGACGCAGCTTTGAGTGGTAGATATACCCTGCATCTCCGAAGGTGCTTCCAATAACGTCATCAGGCAGTGTTTCAGCCAGTGATTTGAGCGAGTAGGCGCGATCCTTTGTGGACTTTTCGCCATCTTTCGCGTCAATCTCAGCAACGATCTGAGCAAGCCTCTTTCCCTTCGGATCAAGACCTAGTTGCTTGGCTACCTTGCCTGCTTTGATGGCGTTACTGCGCCAGCCGTTGGGGCGTGTCAGTGCATCAGCACCGGAGGAAAGTTGTTTTCCAGTGCCTGATTGACCCTGTTCAGAAATGACGGGTGTAGCGGCTCCTTCGGTTCGTGCAGAACCTGCCACATCGTCTCCCATGCCAGTGTTGGAGAGATTAGCCCCTGCTCCACTGCTGGTGTCACTTGTTCCCCGAAGTACGTCAGGAGTTCGGCGGGCATTGCGGGCCTCTTTCAGCTTGTTGGGTTTTAAAGTTGTCGCTTGCAGTTCTTTTTGCGCGGCTTCATTTATAATTGCAACATCCTTTGGAGCGTTATTTTGGTTACCACCAACTGCGATCAATGCGGCGTCACCGTTAAGCGGTACAACTCCCAAATCATTCGTGCTCCGCACGTTTTCTGCAACACCTCTTGTGCCGCTGCTTTCAGGAGTGCTGCCGCCAAAGAGCGGCATGCTAACCGGACCATCTCCAATCCCAAACCCAGAGGC